CCGCACACCCGTAAAGGGTGTGAAATTTGAGCGAGAGGTTGTCTTCATCGACGTTGTGCGGTTTCAATCCGCACACCCGTAAAGGGTGTGAAAGCAAAACACGACAAAACGTCACGTTTCATGGGCGGTAGTCCCCACCGACCGCCCGAAAACCACCTAATTTTAGGGAATCCCCACCACCGAGGCTTTCCCTTGGCGTATTCGTTCCCCTTAAAACACATCAATTTTATGTTCACTTAGGGTTTGTACTTAATCGACCAACCAAGCAAACCTTCCACACATAATAATTATAGCACAATTCAAACTACACTACAGACAATAAAAAGAAAAACAAAAAGAACCCCAACCACACAACAAAATATGCAGTAGGGGTTCTTTCTCAGTCTCCGTTAGCGATGTTGAGGACGGAGCTCGCAAACGTATCAAGGTCGATGAATTCATTGTAAACCTCCATCAACCCAGCGGCATGACCACGCTCATACGCCTCAGCCCACACAGCGTCAAAAATTTCACGCCCATGCGGGTGATTCGCAAAGGACGAGCCGAGGAAGATAACCTCCTTAGCCTCGGACTCAATCGCGTCAATACGCGCATTGTAATCCTTTCGCACAGCGATCATCCCGCCGTGTGCGATGAGGCTTTTGTCCATCTTGACGGATCTCATCCTCTTGTCGCAATCTTTGACCTTCTCATACACGTCGTTCATTTTATACCCCTTTCAAATAAAATCAACCAAACGACTAATAAAATTATAGTTCCAGTAACCACAAAAATCAAAACAAAAGGTTGACTCTCCGCTCCCCCTCAGACCGCGCCACAATCTCTGCAATTTTTTTGTGGATTTCCGCGATTATATTTAACATAATCTCATAAATCATACGATCAATTATTTCTTTCTGAACAAATTCCCGCACATCAATCGTGTTGTCTTGAAAAGAAACAGTAAGATCAAACGGAGACGCGAACGGGATAACCACCTCTACATTGATGTATTTATTGTTACCAAGGCGATTACGAGTCGTATATAACGACCAAGCTTTGACGCAATCAACACTGGAGGAAACGACCCACTCATCAAATTCTCCGCCACAGCAACCGTAGCGTGGAAGATGTTCTTCCAACAGAATTGCCAAATCCGCAGATGCCCTATTACTCAAGACCACCCTCAACATCCTTTCCAAACCAAGCATCAACCTCAACAACTCACATATTTATTATATAACATTTATCGCAACACAAACACAAAATCGCCGCGCAACCATACTTTTCCTTTTTAATTCGAAACATATCGCCAAACTTTCCCTTTGGCTTATTTTTTTTCTTCTTCGACCCACCAACAAAAACGCCCTTAGAATCAAAAGAAAGTTTCTTTTCGACAACATGATCCCGCACCGCATCATCCTCACAATACAACGCAAAACACCCAAGCGACACACTATGGACGCTCTTAGATACGTCAATGATGAACCAAAGGGAAAGTCGTGGAGAAGCTACATCCAATTGGGTTAAATCGTCTCGTCTGCAATCTCTTTTAGCGCCGCAGACATAATAAACGCCGTCATAGATACACCACGCCGACGAGCCGCCTCGCGAATCTGCTCTTTCGCACCCTTGGGGATTTTCATGAGGAGAGAATCATAATTCTCTTTATTATATTCCGCTGCATGACGCTTACGATACTCGGTAGTCCACTTTTTGTACGTAGTCTTCTTTGCCATTTTAATCAGTTCCTTTCATTTCTTAAATCACTTTTTGCCAACAAACACAGTCTCCACACCATCGGAGCGAAACACCATGCCACTTTCGTCCGCATAATCCATCACACCATCATCGGAGTAAGCCCTTGTCCACGCGCAAGTTGCCGCACCATAAACGTCATCTCCAATTGAGAGGAAATATTCCGACAAGTATTCACACATCTCCTCAACAGCGTCTTCCCCATCATCACACGTCGGCGCGTGCATCCCACACACCACTTTGGGAGTATCGTGAGAGTCATAGCTCATGTCAATGCTCTTGATTTTATCCACTTGGGCAGGCGGTTGAGATGTCTTATAGTTCTCGCGGACGAGAGTAAGGAGATCATCTCCGCACACTTGTATAAACGCCTTGATGGACAACGACGGACAGACCTGTCCGCCACCCATAGGAACTCGTAACACGAACTCAACGGGTACATCTGTCAACTCAACGAAACGTTTACGGATAGTATCGCGCACGTCTTCTTCTACCGCAATTCTATAATATCCGCTTTCACGGATGCGTTTTGTCGCCAGTTCCCGCAAATCTTCGGGGAGGTCGCGTAGTCGAACAGGTGGTGCTTGCGTAGCCATGTTTATCATCCTTTCTTTTTTTGTTCACTTTTATTATATAACATTTTTTACTTTTAGAAACCTTTTTTGCACAAGAAACGAATTTTTCTTTTTATCGTTTTTAACCCATCTTTGGTTTATCCGATACACGAAAACGCAGAAAAATGTGTAAATCACCTACACATTTCTACAGAAAAATGTGTAGGTGAGACAAAATCAGGCCAAAACGTTTCCATTCAATCAAAAGCCACTCTCAGACGCTCATCGAAGCGAATACCGCTTTCTTCAATGTACTTCACAACATTTTCATCCTTGCGAAGCTCACGGCTGTAGAGAGTGAGAGAGGATTCAAGTGCGGAAGAAAACGCAGCGAAGAACACTTCAAGATCATTCTCGAACCACTCACGAGAAAGATCCTCTGTCGGGAAAGCCTTCTTTTCGTCCGTACAGGTCACTTCCGCAAGCGCGGTATCACCGTAGATTCCGATTTTAATAGAGAAGATGTGCTCAGGGTGAATTTTCGAGATAGCATCCTCATCCATACCGTACACCATACGAATGAGTTCATCCATCTCATCCTCAAGCGCGACGCAAATCTCTGCCTGAATGCGGATTGCAACCTATCCTCCATAGTTCCATCCTTCGATAGATGGGTAGCGGTCAAAATCAGCGACATGGAGGATGTCCTCTCGAATCTCAGACTTATCAAACTCTTCAAGAAGTCTCTCCCTGATTTTTCCGCTCATCCACCCATTCCAGACGGGACGCTTACGGATCATTTCAAGCGCGTAGATCTGCTCATCACGACCGAGTTCATCAAATCGACGAAGAATTTTGTTTTCCATTTTTACATTTCCTTTCTTAACCAAAACGATTGATTTCTATATGTTCATTATATAACAAAGTGCATCTTAAAACGTCAATTTCCAGAATAAGCCAAAGGAAAAAGTTCGAAGGAAGAATGTTTTCCCTTTGGGATATTTTGTATTTACGCGTAGTCGGGAAGATCCTCGTCCGAAACGCGACGGTCGAGAAGGTCATCTTCTCCAATAGCGTTCTCAAGGAGGTCGATAACCATTCCTTCAACATGCTCAAACTCATCAAGAACCGCAAGCCACCCGCCCGTGCTGTGGTAGTTGATAACATATGCCATTGTGTAGTTGAATTGCATACGACCGTTCTTGCGGAGAGAAAAATCAGATGCCTCAAAAACGAGGTCGAGGATTTTGGTGTCAAGAGCATCTTTTTCTGCGAACCCATTCATCCACTCCTCCAAATCGTTGCGCGGGTGGGGGAGTGACTTGATCTGCGTCTCGATTGCGCGGATGTTAGCTTTAAGGGCATTACGGTCAATTCCGAGTTTCATGTGTGCCACCTTTCTTTTGTTGAACTTATTTGATGTATTTATTATATAACTTTACACCATGACGAAAAGAAAAATTGGTGCTCAAGCAAAAAGTTTTTCGCAAAAACACCAACCGCCTTTCTTTTGGAGATAATTTCTGCGATCGTGCGTGCCATATTAATTTTCCCTCCTACACAACTACCTTAAACGAGTCCACACCAGGAATCAGGCTTAATGTTGAACCCGTCTCCCAACGCATCATTAACTGACCAGAATCATCCACAGCGATAACCGTTCCAATTGTACCCGGAGGAGGGTTCTTCTCCTCATCCATTTTAATCAACTCGATTTTTGTTCCTTCAGGGTATTTCTCTCTGAGGGCTGCGACCTGTTCTCTACTTGGAAATCTCATGTTAGGCATTTTAGATCCTTTCTTTTTTCTTCCAACAACTTTTGTATCTTTATTATATAACTTTTCGCTAAACCAAAAGAGAAAAACGGTACAACCGCGAGTTTTCTTTCTCGACGGGATGTGTCGTTTTTGAGTTAAGTGACCCTTTGGCCTATTTCAATTTGGCAAATGAGAGGTAGAATTCCTCAAAGTCGTCCACAAGGTCAACTATCGCCACAGAGTCCAAATCACCCTCATGGGCATGAAGACAACAATGTTCGTACGCAAGCTTAAATGCCCGTTCAAGCACTTCGACGTTCTGCGTTTTGGAATCCAAAAGGAGAAGATCGATGATTTTATTTAGTCTTTCACGGCGAGCATGTTCGTACCGACTAACTTCATCAGGATAGTTTGGACGCACACCCCAACGAAGCACATCATTATAGCAATGAAGGCAGTGGTCGAATTTGCGGGCATTTTCTTCTTGCTCAATCTTTCTCACGATGACACCTTCTTTCCTTTTCTGAGAACGATATTTGCTACGTCGAGATAGGGCTTCGAGGAAGTTGCGAAATCAATATACAATTCGTACATGTTTTGCCCTTCATCCAGTTCGTTCATCACTATATCAAACACATCTCGCCCATTCGGGAGACTCACAAATCGCGAGTTCTCAAACATTATGTCTTTTGCGCGGTTTTTCAGCCAAATATTCTCTCGAACAACATCTTCAACTGGATATGATAATTCATTTTCGTTGAGTTCGTAGATTTCTTGGCGAATCTTGAGAATTTCGTCCATAATCTCGCGAAGCATAACGGGATGCGTGTCACACCCACCAAACACAGAGAGCTTCTTTTTCCAAACCATTAGTCAAGCTCCGCCGCCATCCGAGCGACATCGAGGTAGGACTCAGCCTCAGAGCAAAAGCGACGATAGAGACCGAGCATAGAATCATCCACGTCATCATCAAGAGAAACCTCACGGTTCTCATTACACTCAACGGCTTCCCACACGCGGTCAAAGATGCGACGCCCATTCGGGAGTTCTGCAAACGCAGAATTTCCGAACACATTGTCACGCGCACAAGCCATTTCGTAGCACTGACGATCAGTCATCTCGCGCAGAGGGATTCCACTGCGACGGATTTCCTCCACCTTCTCGTCAACAAAAACCATAATATCTTCCACATCACGAACCATAACATTCTTCTTGCTCATTTTCAATTCCTCCGTTTTCTTTAGTAGATCAACAACTCATTTCGATAGTTTTATTATATAACAAAATTGATAGATGAGCTGGGTTTTTTCGTTGGGAGAGAGGATTTAACTGGATTAACTCAATTAACGGAGTCTTGTTGATTAAGTTAATCGAGTCAACAAGATCAACAATTTCCCCTTTTGGCTTATAAAAAAGAAAAACGCCCCGCGACAAACACGGGACGCCTTCTCAAACACTTTCCACTCAAGCGTTTCAATCCGCGTCAACGACATTTGATAGAGACGAGCCACCCCACGGCATCGACCACCTAGGCGTCGTTGTCGCTCTCTACCTAGCCCGTTGAGGTGGTAGTTAAACTATCCGTTAAGATGTTTAACGTGTTGTTAGCATAACATTATTTAAAGCATATTTTCTTAAAAATAAAAAGACAACACGCAATTGGTAAACGTGTTGTCTTTGTTTATTACGCCCCCACACTAATAGGAAAATAGTTCTTGTAATGCGTTATTTTTGTTCGTCATACTCGAAAATAAGTCGCCCATCTTTTGTATAGTCCATATCAAGCGACTCAAGATGTTCTCGGATCACATCACTAGAGAAATACTCCTTTGCCTTCTTTTCTGCATATTCTTCTGCATAATGTCCAAACAGACTCATCATACCAGACAGAACATCTTCCAGTGCGACACGATTGATCTCTTTCATCGTGAGAGAACATTCAATTCGCCCCGATGAGAAATTATTCATATAAAGGGCATCCACGCCAATAATGTCACGCTCATCAAAGCTGAACTGCACACGATCCTTGAGTTGGGAGCGAACAAAATCCTTGAGATCATCATCGTCTGTACTCTGCAAACGAACCATGACGGAAGGAATCGGATAGTCGCCATCAATCGACCAACGGAACGAACTAAACATTGGTTCGACACAAAAAACACTATATAGGAGTCGGAATCGCTCGCATATCGCATCCTTCACATCCATACTGATCTTATCGAGAACCGTATCAAGATACCAAACGGAGCGAAACGCTTCCATAATCGCCGCCTTCTGTGCGTCGGGAGAAAGGTTTGTAAAGCTGATTTTCTTCATGATTTTTTATCCTTTCAAGGAGAAAACGGCATATTTTCTTCTATATGCCGTTCCTCACAACCTCAAACTTCTTCTTCCGCAATCATCCCATCTTCATAGCATTCAAGATCATTGTTTGCAAGCCAACGCCCAACCTCATAATCAGAGAAATAATGGTTGATTGCCCCCTGCGCCGCTCTCTGTGCGTGCTCGCCGATGCGATTCATAATATGCGTGAGTTCCGTTTCCATACGCTCAATCGTGGATTCAGAAAGTCCTGCATACCCCGTGACCGCAACACTGACAACACCGTCGATGTAGCGCATTTTGAGGCGCTGAACGAGTTTGAGTTCGGTTTCTGTCGGAACTGCGCCGTTGTCTTTACGGAGCGTCACTCCAAGCCACTGTGCGACGTTCGAGGAGTCAAACGTGACGTTTGCGATAACAGTTGGGTTTCCGTCAGCGTCGTAGCCGTCAAACATGGGGCGAACCGAGGTTGAACCTTCGGGGAGGCAGAAGGTTCCGTTGATGTCGAGCTCTGCGTCCTGCCGTGCGCTGTCGAGACTCATGTTGAGGTACTCTGTGCGGTTGCGGAGAGAGTTCCATGCGACGATGCGCTCATTTGCGCCGAGTTCGCTGTAATTTACTACTTCCATTTTTTGTGTCCTTTCTGTTTGTGTTTGCTTAACCAACTCTTGATGTATTTATTATATAACTTTTGAGACGATGGTGTAGGTGTTTTTGGTGTGGAGTGCGTAGAATATGCCAAAGGAAAAGATGGCGGTTGTCGGTAGGTTTTGTTCCTGCCGAGGTGTCGCCATCTGTTTGTTTCCTTTGGTCTATCAACTCAAAGATTAAAGGACGATATTGCCATTCTTATCAAACTTCACACCAACATGTAGAATATAATCCACCACCTCTTTGGCTGATACCAACTTGGCGTTCAGTTGAGCACTTTCGACATAGATTCGCGACACAACGGCAAGAATCCAATGCTTAATCATTCCCGCCAGCACCCCAAATGACACATCTCCAACATCCTCGATTGCCAACTCTGCATAAAGGTCACAATATACACCTTTTTTGTTGTAACCAAACGAGATTTTGTCGATAGCACCCGCATCAATAACACAAGATACACCTGTAAGAGCTGTAAGGCACTCAAGAAACTTTTCGATGTCATCATAATCTTCCAAAATACCGTCAATAGATTGTGCGAAATATCCACCCGTTATCTCCTCGCGGTCAAAAAACGCCTCAACGAGCTCAACATCCAAACCACGGAGAGATTTTTCGTACAGAACTTCGTCTACATAATCGCGCACCTTGTCACGCACAATCGCCTGATAGAAAGGTGTCTCTCGGACGTTCTTGACAGCGACTCCTTGAATGTCTGCTCGAAGGTCATTGAAATTAAAGACTTCTTTTTCCATTCTTATACCTCACTCAAATTCTTTCTCATCAAAGATCTTCCCGCGTCGCGTGAAAACAATATCATGTTTTGCACAAAACACGGAAACCCCTTCTTCGCTACGCTCGAATCCGATCACCTCGACAAGTCGGGCGCGAATTCTATCAAGAACTATACTTAACCAAGTCCGTACATGTTTGTGAAAACGCTCATTTTCTCTTGTTTCCCCATAAATTCCAGATTCAGAGCAACGGAACTCAATAGGGACAGAGGAAAACGAATCTTCCTCACCATAGCCAGAAAGTTTCCTTAGAGCAGCGAGTTCCGATGGGGTGTCTACGTGGAGGATACAAACAATATTCGGTATGTTCCACTCATCCACTGCGGCATATAGCCTCGCGCATCTTGCAAGATCTTCTCCAACTCTTTCAACAAACAATCTTTCAAACAATTTTTCAAGATTTTCGCTGATCTCTCGTTTCCAAAGAGAATATCTCGACACATCTTCCACTGCATAAGCACGCGGCAATTCATCCAACTCGTTGAACGAGTAAACTTTAACGACAATTTCTTGCATTTCACAACCTTCTTTCCGAACAAATCTTTATTTCTATTATATAACTTTTCAGGCAACAAAAGCGCAAAAACAAAGCGCAACAACACTTTCTTTTACATTAGAAAAACAAAAAATAATTCAAAAGAAAGGCCGTTTTTAATCTAGGGTGTTTCAGGAAAACAAAAAGACAACACACATTAAAGCGCATTGCCTTTTTTGAAGTCAGAAATACTCACATTCCGATTCGCATTCTCCCATCCGCCTCGAACTCAATGTCATGGGTCAAGCAATAATCAGCCAACCCATCGTCGGAGAGATGGTTTTCAAGATCTTTTGCAAGAAGATCTTTCACTTCCCAAGCGATCTTATTGAGCCACCGAGCAATCTGAGTGGAACATGCATCATCTGGGAAAAGATACGGAATCATTGAATCCGTAGCGATACGGATGTCCACATCACCCCAGAATTCGACCGTCCCACTCCACTCAGCAACTTTTGCGAATCGCTGAAGAAGATCCTTCGAGTCGATATGAGCGCGAAGCTCAACCGATACGCAGTCCATCCCATAGTAGAGGGTTGAGACCGTTAATGAATCCACCAACTCTACAGGAACAACCTTATGAAGCATCTCACATGCCCGCGCTTCAATAAGCTGATTTGTATTGACACCAAAATCACGGTCATCAATCAGAGTTATACGAGCTCTCGAACGAGGCTTATCGTCCAACTCATTGAAACGGAATAAACTGATAGAAATAGTACGCATAGTTATTTTCTCCTTTCTGAGAAACCAATCTTAACTCTGGAAACATTATAATTTATCAACAAAAACAATAAAAGAAAAAGACGGTCAATCAACCGCCTTTTTCTTAAACACTAACCGCTGTTTCAATGGGTCACATTGAGCACGACAACCAATCTTTAATCATCATCCGACAATTTTTGTCATCTACTTGCGGAAGAATATTAGAGCGAAGCCTCATAACGCCCGCAAGCATCTCATAGACAACATCATCGTCATCAGATGTCAGAACGCCCTTTGAAAGTCGCTGTTCGATTTCCTCACTCAGCGAACGAATATGCCCAAGAATATCCACATTTTCCTCGCGGTGTGTCTCAAAGTCAAACGAACATTCCTCCTTACCAGTAAGGAACTCGTTCTCAGTGATCTCACCAGCAAGGATCATGCGAACAATAGTGTGTTCAAACTCGTTGAGAATGTCATACACAATCTTGTCACGAAGCTCCTCTGTAGTCAAACCAGACGTTGTGAGAAGCGCCTCAACACCATTGTCCAAAATTGACTTGGCGATTTTATTCGTGTAAGTGAAGAAACCAAGTTCAAGCGTCTTATTATGGAGGAGGAAAATTTCGATACGACGACGCTGAACACCATTTCGGAGCTTTGTGTAGTCCTCAAGTGTAATGTCGCCGATGTAGGCCTTTGCCGTTGCATCTACTTTGTTGATAGGTGACGGGGCGGTGAGAGCGTCACGGAGTCCAGAAATTGTAAATGTGGATTCCGCTGAAATGTCTGCATTCCAGAGGGCTGTGTGGATTGATTGGATCATGTTAATTGTCCTTTCTTTTGAGAGAGATAAAAGTTGATTTCATTTTAGCACAGTTTTTGAAACCTTGTTAGGTATTTTTGATAGACCAAAAGAAAAAGGTTGCAACGAAACATTTCTGCCTCAACGCAACCTTCCACCCAATCGTCTATCTCACGACTGGCGGTCTTTCCCCCACGAGTGACGCAAAGCCGTAATGACCATATTCTCGTAATAGCTGTACCATGACGAAAACTCCCCAAAGTCCCAGTGGTCGCACATCACATTGTCAACACTCTCAACCACATGCTCGTGCAACTTCTTTCCATAGGGGATTTCCGGGAAACGCGAGTTGCTGTAAAGCATCGAAAGAAACTTCTTGGCGTTCTCAACCTTACTCCATCCTTCTTCACCCTCGCGGAACTCAGCGATTACGTAATCGGGAATGTTCATAGTGTAAGTACCAACGTCATTGGGGAAGCCTTTCCCAGCGGAAATCCCAAGTGCAACAGCCACCAAGTCCTCAAATTCACAGAACCACTCGTACACATCGATCCAACTGCACATATCACCAGCCTCGTCGATAGCGCACGAGAACACATTCTCAAAAATCTCGCGCCCGTGCTCCTCATAACGGAAGTCGGAGTTCTCAAAGATAAGATCCTTCACCTCATCCTGAATTGCATCCAACTTATTGAGATACTCCTTTAGTGCCGCCGCACGTTCAGGAGAGCCGAACGGGAGGTCTTCAACGATGAACTCTACCTTATCATCGCGGGCATCGAATGCGCGGAGAATGTCATTTGAAATAGGATTGTGCATAATTTTTGTCCTTTCTTTTCGTTTTCCAACCAACTCTTTAAGAGGAAATCTCGATGTATTTATTATATAACTTTTCGACAAGCAAAAAGGAGAAAACGGCACGTACCGCGAGTTTTCTTCTTTAATGATACGTGCCCGCCTCAACTGTGTACTTTGGTCAACGCTCCATAATCTTCATTGATGTTGTCAGAATTTCTTCGAGAAACGCAAACTCATTGTACGCATCCACAAATGTTCCTACGATACCAATATCGACCTCATCTTCAGCTCTTGACCAAATAAAATTGAAAACATCACGTCCGTTTGGAAGATCCTGAATACTCGACACCTTGAAAACAGCGTCCTGAACTTCTTTGTTTAACGCATCCGCAGACTCCTGAAAGCGAGCTTCGGAAACATTAAACTCATGTCCACTTAAATCGCAGTAATCACGACTTTCGTTAAGAGCAACCATTCGTTGCTCACAAGATTCAAGAAACTCTACGTCAACACTTCCACGCATTTGAAACTAACCTTTCTTAACAACCAATAACAATAGCTCTTGATGTATTTATTATATAACTTTTTATCAACGCAAGAGAGAAAAACGGCACGCCACGCGAGTTTTCTTCTTCGACAATGTGTGCCGCCATCATACTTTTCCTTTGGACTCTGCCATAAGACCACTCACCACGAGTCTTAATAATTTTCCACAACCAACTTCAATGCAGATGGCGGAATATCCTCTGGGTAGATAAAGGAGTTCACCTCATTATCATCCTCAAAAAGAATGTTTGGATCTTCATCAAAAAGACTTCTGTCGAGAGATTTAACATTCACCTCAAAAACGCAAATCCCACTATCGAGAACCTCATCATTAACGAGATCGGCGCACTCAGCAAACGAACCCGCCACGTCAATATCATCGGCGAGGTAGATAACGCCACAACAATCCATGCCGTTCCAATTCGGATTTCTTCCAGTTTTCAGACCTTCCGAAAGGATGGAATTTTTATATGCCCCATAGGAGGCATGGTAGAGTTTCTTAACGCGGCGCGGGAGGGCGGACTTTGTAGACATAAGATTTTTCCTTTCTTTCTGCAAGTTCTATGTGCTTTTGATATATTTATTATATAACTTTTCACAAGACATAGAGGAGATTTTGAGTTCGGCAGATAGATTATTTCAACTAGAAAGCATTAGTTTATAGGCAAATTCCTTTGGCTTATAAAAAAGAGAAGATGGATTAAATCCACCTTCTCTTTTATCAATACTCAAACAAAGGAATAGGAAAACCATTCTTTTCATCATCCCGATAGAGGGACAACAGAATAGCCGAATCACGCGACTGGCGCTGGACAAGACTCTTAATGTACGAAGCGTCTTGGTACTCGTAGTCAAAGAACTCGTCATAGCACGCCCAGCATGTGTCATCAAGACCGACCGACTCCATCCAAGTGTGGATTCCACACTCAACATTCTGTTTAATAGAATCTATCCCATCATTTTCACGGTCAACCTCAACTGCTTCACTCGCAATCCCCCGCACCACATCAAAGAGAGAGTAGCCGTGGGACATCAGCCAGTCTAACTGATAAAGTTCGTAGATACGCTGACGAGCCTGTTGAATTGTCTGGTACTGCTTCTTACTGTTCATTTTTATTTCCTCATCAAGCATCCAAGAACGCAAACTCGCGACGTACATACGGAGCGGCTTCGTACGGAAGCATATTGTCCAGCCTGTCTACGCCACCATAGTCCACGCGGTTTTCATACGTTTCGTTGTCATCCAACTCCTCGCCGAGCCAACACATCTCCTTTGGTTTATCCCCTTAACAACTCACAAATTCCGCGCAGGAAGATCGTAGACAAGAGAACCATCCGCATCAAACAGATACCCCAATCCATCTTCAATCCACGACATAATCGCACCATCCATATAATATTCATCAATCATCTCAGACAAAGCCCCATTTTCAGAGCGAACATACTTCTGCAACTCAACGAGAATGTCCGTCTCAATACGTCCGACCTCGATTTCATCACCACCGAGCGCAACAACCGCAACCATTTCACGAGAGTGGTCCTGATTCACAACTCCAACAATGCTCGTCACATCAAGGTAGTCATAGACAACATCCAACCCAAGCTGTTTCAAGAGATCCCACACAGAGTCGGGAGTATGAGCAGAGACAACCATTTTCTCGATGCAATAATTGGGCGTCCCGTCGGGTGCGTAACGATCAACCGTTTCATCCATTGTACCGAGGCAGAGTGAGAAATCAACACCACAATCAGCAACAGGGAAACTCTCGTTGAGACGGCGAACAAGATCGGGATAGACATACCCGTGATAGAGGTTCTTGTTCTGCCCACTCCGAAACGATTCAACGACCTCCCGCTGTGCGGCGGGAGAGAGTGCGCCGAACTTGATGGGGTTGGAGATGCGTTTAATTTCTGTCATGTTAATTTTCCTTTCTGATGTCATTGACTAACTTTGTATATTTATTATATAACTTTATTATGTTTTGTGTTGAGTGTTTTCAATAGACCAAAGGAAAAGCGCACCAAATTTGAGTGCGCCATTTTTCCTTAGTCGATGTCCTGCCCGTCCGACCAATATAGGTCGTTCTTCCCAACCAGATAAGCGTCCACGGTGATGTCCCAGTATGCTTCCGAAAGAAGTTGGAGAACTTTAAGTCGAACCTTGGAACAGAGAACATAGAGCGCGTCCCTTGCCCACATACCAGCTTCAAAGAAATCATCATCTCCAACATTTTCGTCGGTGTCTACATCAGCGAACACCCTGTCGTTGACGCATACGGCGTTGATTTCCGTAAGTGTTTCGATAACACCATCACGAATCGGATAGGTGGAGAGATTGCGAATCTTACTGACGAACTTCTGTGTTGCCTCTTTGTTATAGAGTCCGAAGTCCACACTCACAACCGCACCGTACGGACGACCGTCCTTATCCAGATCGCCCTCCCAGCCGACGTGAACCTCAACGTCGTTCTTGGTGAGTCCGAACTCATTGTAGAGCGTGCTCTCCGCGTTCAGCCGTGCCGTTTCGATTGTGTGGGCGAGATAGGCGAGGCTCGCCTTTGTACGCGCCATAACACGATCTTTTGCGACGGGGTGGAGGTCAACGTAGCACTCTTTTGTTTCCATGATTTTTCTTCCTTTCTGTTCAACAACTCTTGATGTATCTATTATATAACTTTTTTAGATAAGCTAAATGAAAAATGGCGGGAGAGTGGTTTTTCTTTCCGCCGACACATCCCGCCATCCGCTTGGTTCCTTTGGTCTATCTGCTCAATAACCCCTATCCGTGTGCTCCTTCAGAGCCTCAACAGACGCAACAACCTCATCCATCCAAATCTCCATGTTCCGCTTATTCGTCCCGCCATTCTCCATCGCATCTTTCAGACTGGTTGAAACAGCGCAGAGGGTGCGAAGCGTACCGATGATGCTTTCGTTTTTAGACGCAAAGTCATACTTAACGGGAGGGGCAAAAAACTCATCCTCGGTCAGATAACCGTCAAGCATCGCCTCAACGACAGCCCGCTCCATCAGTTCGACAACCTTGTCGATAAATGCGCCCCAACGGTCAGTGTCGTTCAACTTCTGGAAAGTGCGGAAGTCGCTCTCATTGATAATGTGATGGCGGTCGCCACGCTGAATGAGTGCACCATTGATAACGAAGATAAGGTCAAGGTGGCGGGCGTGACGGTTGTAAATAAACTTAACCATGCGGTCAGAATGTCCACTTCCGTGAAATAACAGATTTCCAACATTCTCACGCGCATATTCAGCCGACTCATAAAGAATATTGTCCATCACCTGATTCAGTTTCTCGCGGTCGAACTTGACCTCGCCAAAGCCGTCAACGTACTGTGCGGAGATTGACTCGTTGATTTCTTTAATAATCATTTGTTTTCTTCCTTTCTTCCAAAAACCATTTCTTGTTTTCATTATATAACTTTTTGGAATCACGAACACAAAAAACGACTCCAACGACAGTTTTTTTCTGTCGCCAGAACCGCAACCTTTCTCGCCAACCGTTCCCTTTGGTCTATCGCACCCTTCTGTTAAGCCACCAATGTGACGCTCGCGCACTGCACGCAAGCGCGGAGAAAGCGGTCAGCTTCAACGAGCCCCATACTCTCCTGAGAGACAATAAACCCGTTGAGCGCAAAAACAATTTCAACACGCCCCCCGACAACGTGCAACAGCACATCACTCACATCAACCATCTCTGTGGTGGAACGGTCAACTCGTACCGAGTAAGAGGGATAGGGCTTAGTTTGAGCAGAAGGATAGTGTTCGACGATCTGAACAAAATTCGGGTAGACCGACGTGACACTCCACGCATTCTCCTTATCGGCAACAACCTCGGAGATAGTCTTGTAGACTTGGTGGTTTTGGAGCGTGCCGTTGATGTCTCCATCATAGAAGGGCTTGTGGGTCTTATTATCAGGTGTGCCATGACAACCGTAGATGTGGGTTACGCCGTTGGTCTTAGCAAGCGTGCCAAGGGTTTTCTGGATAATGTTCATAGTGTTTTCTCCTTTCAAGCGAGCGCAACAAAACAGAATCGCCGAAACAACTTAATAGCTTTATCTTCTTTGACAACATTTAAGTTGTCTCCGATAAGGAATCCTTCTGTCCGAACCTCGATTTCTTCCGAACCTGCGATGGGGGTGAGTTCAATAATCTCAAGGTTGGGTGATTTAACATTGGGGGAGATGTCAACACGGAATCCGTGGTCGAAGACGCTGTATTGTACTCGAATAATTCCTTTCGTTGTCTTGAAACCGATACGCCAAGAAAAACGTTCTTCCTCGATTACTCGAAGGAACGAAACGAGAGAAGGTGTACCATTGAGCGTTTCCCCACGAAGAGCCTCATCTGCAAGAACACCACATTCATAATCGGTCTGGTGCGGAAGGCGGTGATCATAAATATATTTACTGATCGTCAACGATGAGAGGAACGAGTGGATAGCGGCGTGAAGTTTTGTCATTTTTTTTTCAATCCTTTCTGGATGGTTTTCCTTCAACAACTCTTGATGTATTCATTATATAACTTTTTAATAGACCAAAAGAGAAAAACGACACATCCTCATAGTTTTATTTCTAAGTGGGTGTGTCGTTTGTTTCAATCCGCGCACCCGTGTGGGGTGCGATGGCAACACATAGTAAGATTCGCCCATTCCGAGCACTCGCGCCTCCACTCAGCCAACAAAATCGACGCAATTTAGGGAATCTGTTCCCACTCACGCATCATTGTATTCGTCCTCTCCGAGAGAAAACACACCGATTTTATGATCACTTAAGGTTCGCACTCGAACTTTCTTTTGGCTCATCTCACCATCATTTGTGTTGCGGTTGCAAAAGTTCGGTCGCCTCCGCCCAACGACCTTCTTTTGGCCTATCACGTCGCCCAACCAAGCGACGCATTCGACTTTAGCGCACAATCAATCGCCTCACCAAACCTTTCCTTTGATCTATCAACAAGACTTAATTTACAAAAATTGTAACACATATTCAGAAATCTTTTTTGCCAAAAAACAAAAAAGAAATTATTTTTCTTCCTCAACAACTTTCCATCCGCCAATCGACAGTTTACCACCCTCAACACGCTTAACAGAGTAGCGCATCAAACGTAACTGCTGCACAATCTTATCCGCATACTCCTCTGGCACATCAACTTCTACACGTTCAGAAGTCGCATTAAATAATGCACGAGCGACGGTGTTGTATGCCTGAGTTTCAGGATTATCAGATATAAGTTGTACAAGAGGTGGAATTACGGGAGACTTAACCTCAATCCATTGATTTTGCTCGCTCCCGCCGAGGCAACTTGCGCGTTTTTTAGAGTGTTCACCACTAGGAAATAAATCAAAAAGACTCAAAACAATCAACTCCTTTTCTTAAATAAGGATAACACAAAACATCATTCCTTATTGTTAATATTCTCCAAAAAATAAGAATCCCCTGCGAGAGTCTACTTCGCAAGGGATAAAGAAGGTGGTTGCCAGAATGGATGTCACATCATTTCAAAACTAATTATAACATATTTTAAACAACCAGATTTTCAAACGTAGCTACAACTCCGTCAATATAGGCAACTCCACCATGATCTCCCGTTATTGTATACTCTGGCAGAACCGTTGCAGGAGACTCTCTAAGCTCATCAACAGCATACTTATCCCAATCCATTACATCTACAGCTTGGTGCATTGCTGCGTCTGCGATGTCATAAGAGGGGGCGTGGAGGATTGCGACTTCGATAGTTTTACCGTTTTCTTCTTTGAGGAGGATGTAGTTGTTCATGGGTGCGTTACTCATTTTTATATAAGTCCTTTCAATTTTGTTTCGCTTTACAATTATGGTTCTGTATAGACCAAAGGAAAAGTTCCTGCGAGAGGTTTTCTTCTCGAAGATTAGTGTCGATTATAGGAGGATTTCAGATGGTTCAACATGGACGTGTCCAACAAACGCATCCACATATCCGAGTCGATTGATTATGTAACCAGGTACGTCAGAGATGGGCGTGCCGCGATATGGAACGATAGAAAACACATCCCACCCAATATCAGGGTAGACGTTACGGAGTGCCTTCTCTGCGTGTTCTTGGGATTCTGCGCGAATCATTGCGACTGGAATCGCTCCTGAACGGACGGCAACTTTGAGGAGACAGAATTGACGCAGCTTATGGGAGGAGGGAGGTTTGGTTGTAGTAGAGGATGTTGTGTCCAATTAAATCCTACTTTCTATCATTTTGTTTTAGTTGAAGAAAGACCCAAAGAGACGTGCCATTTGGTCTATAAAATTATATCACTCAGAAAAAGAAATGGCATGGATAGCAAGAAGAAATCATTCAGCCTCATCCATCTCCGCATCCGTACCGCGCTTACGACGATAACCAATGTAGGTGGAGTCATTGTATCGGCGGAGCGTTAGGATTCTAACTCCATCTGGGTGGCGAATCACCTTTCCTTGCGCCAAGAGAAAAATCTCAGTTCCAACAAGAGTCTTTACTCGATAGGCGTGAAAACCAGCAAACAAAAACCACGGATTGAAAAACTGAGCTTGAAGTTTGTAGTGCAAAACAAAAACCAAGAAATATACGAACCCAAACGCAAACGCATCAGGAGAGACAACAGCGAGAACCATATAGAGATAGTACGGGCGAATCATCTCTTGGTCCATCAATCGGATGTCTGCACAGGTTTTAATCTCATCATGTGAGAGAGACTTTCCAACATTGAGGCAGAGGAAACTGATGCAACCAGACAAAAAGAAAATTCCTAACCCAGTTATCCAGAAAGGAATGTGCGGGTGGATTATCCAATGCGCCTTGACAGCGTAGATCCCTACCATGCCGAGCGTTGCGCCGAGAGTCATAAGGATGCGGTGGATGAGATTTAACATAAGGGTTCCTTTCCATTAAGGAGATTTATGAACCAAATGGAATCTTGCGGAATTTCAGATCGACTCATCTGCAATCTCGCGGAACACACACTCCATCACAAACGCCGTCATTGACATACCACGCCTCTCTGCGGCGTCACGGATTTGAGACTTAGCGCTCTTAGGTATGCGACACAGGAGTGTGTCGTAATGAGCTTTGTTGTACTCAGCGGTGTGCTGCTTGCGGTACTCAGGAGTCCACTTTGCGTAGGCCTTGGAGGAAGTGGACTTATCAAGAGTCTTGTTTGTGTTTGTGTTTTTTGCTTTAGTTTTAGCCATTTTAATCTTTCCTTTCAGTTTCTCAAGAGGACGGTATGAGGAGAGTCTCATCCTTTGGTCGATAAACAACTCGCTCCTTCTCGCAATAATCCAAGATTGCCGCGTCGGAGTACATCCACTCCCACCTACTCAGGAGCAACGCATAAGCGTCATCTCCGATCCAGCGCAACCAGTCGGACAACGTGGATTCAAGGCTCTTAATAACATCAGCATCATCGACAGTAGATTGAACGCCACAAGCAACCTCAACAACACCTTTTTTAGACTCGAAACACATATCTACACAAGAGATAGAGTCGAGAGGAATAGGAGGAGGGGATGTTTTGTAGTTTTCCGCAAGGAGGGTACGGATTTGGCGTTTTGTTTTAACCTGCAAGAACAGACTCATGTTAAGCTTAGGGTGAGCAGGGTCTTTGAGATCGTGTTTGAGCAGGAAACGATCCTCCATAGCAACATCAGTCTTATCTTTTATTTGGGCGCGAACCTTATCACCGACAACACGAGCAACACGAGCCCTATAGTGTTCCGCTACACGAATCTGAGCGAGAAGGTCTATGCGGAGGTCTTCAGGGAGGTCAGATGTATGATAAGGTGTTTCTATGTAGACCATTTTTATCATTCCTTTCTTTTTCTATTTTTCTCTTCTGTTATCATATAACATTTTTTGTTGGTTGTATGGTTTTTTATTCAGAAAAGAAAAGAACGCTATTTATGAAAAATAACGTTCTTTTCTTTTTGTTCCATGTACACTATACAGGGTGCGATGTCACCCAACCAAGAGACAGGTTCAACCTTACTAGACAATCAACAGCCTCACCGCACCTTTCCTTTGGATTATCCGTTCCCCGACTCACTCTCCAACGAGGATGCTCTCATCTCGTCATTGAAGTGCATAGGATTCCAGCTCGTACTTCTAAAACTTTTTAATTTTTAGCCATATATAACCATATTTTTTTATCCAACTCATATAGACTTATATTCAACATCTCAGCTACCTTAGAATATATAAGATGAGCCTCATTGTATGAGCAATGAGATATTCCTGCCATCTCCAAGAACGCAAACAGATGCCGATCTATAGCAATCGCTTGATTTCCAGAAAGTATTTTCAAATAATCAACAGTCTTAGGACCAATTCCATTAACTTTTCTCAATAAACTTATATTTTTTTCCACATCAAGCCATTTTGCAAGCTGATCCTCATTTTCAACACCATTATTATATAAGAACCAGCTTAAATCTCTAATACGTTGTAGCTTCTTCGAGTTTTTGAAATTAACGATCTCTACAAGTGGAAATAGTTGCATTAAAATAATGAAATCACACGTCGTTTTGTAATCCGAATATTCTACGAGAATTTTAAGAACACGCGGATAGACAACATGATGATAATTCAAACCTGCTTGGAGTATAGCATCAGTTATTGTTGCCCCCATATGATAGTATGGTTTCTTTTGAGTAACAGGTGCAAATTCTTTCGTTTGAATAAAATTAACAAGTTCTGTCGCATAATTGCACAATTCCTCATCAAGCACACTTAACACCTGCTCCTTAAAATCTACGCAAACATACTCAAAATGAGTGCGTCCATATAGACTAGATTTATCGTGAACGTCCTCACGAACGCCCCTTCCTTTTTCCTCGTGTGCGTTCTCGAAGTTGAAAATTCGTTGAAAATTCAGCGTTCTACTAACGTTTGGTGTCACACTCCAAAGGCGTCAATTCCCCGTGAGCCACGGGTATTTTTATAGGTTTATTATACAAAAACTTTGTTCGTTTTTCAGCGAAATTTACCTGATAAGCCAAAGGAAGTTTAGCTTAATCTGCGCGGGTCACGCCTCGACGACAGAGAACTCCATCGCGTCTCGCAGATTGAGAGCAGCGTTGAGGTCACGGTCGTGATGATGTCCGCAACTCTGGCACGTCCACTCGCGCTCCTTAAGTTTAAGTTCCTTGTACTTCCACCCACATTCGTGACAGAGTTTGGAACTTGGGTAAAAACGAGGAACGACACGGACTTCAATGCCTCGACTTGCACATTTGCGCTCAAGTTTCGATCGGAGGGTGGAGAAGCGTTCGGCGGCAACGTGACGCGAAAGGTGACGATTTTTCAACATCTCTTTCACACAGAGGTCTTCGAGGGTGACAAACATCGGATTTTTCCGAACAATCGCGGCAACCACTTGGTTTTCATGGTTCTCACGAATATTCTGAATCCGTTGATACACCTTCTGCACTTTACGCCGTTGCTTATCGAGGTTCTGCGCCGTGGAGCCCTTCTTGCGCGTCTTTTTGGCTAAGATTTTACGCGAAAGACGGCGTTGTTCACGTCGAAGTTTCTTATCGAGCCAACGAACTTTCTTCGATTTATTGATGTTTTCAAACACGTCGCCATCGGAAAGGATCGCGAGATCTTTGACACCGAGATCGATACCGAGCCCGTCCTCTTTGTGCGCGTAAGCCCCTTCGAGGTCACGGTTATAGCGCGATTTTTCGTTGATCTCGACCGTGAGGGAGATGTAGTACCGTCCCGCGTTGGATTTAATCACGACGTTTATGGCGGAAAACTCGTCCTCAGAACCCGTGACAGGAAGGTAGCCGAACTCTTTGAGGCGCAGATGTTTGTACGTTGGCACCATGATCTTGTGCCGCCACGTTTTGAAATCGTTCTCGTTGTTTTTCGGGAAATAAATTCCGGGCTGGCGCCCGCTTCGCTTTTTCCAACGAGGGAAGCCACCTTCTCCGCGCATAAAACGTTTGTACGCGGCTTCAGCAGATAGAATGACCCTTTTCCGCGCCTTTGCACCGACGTTTTTAATCCAAGGTTTCTCTTGCGAAAGGACGTTGTTCACGTATTTATCGAAGTCGTTGCCAGAAACGAAGACTTTTTCGCCTTTCGGAAGATCACCCGTTTGGCTTAACTTGTAACGCTCCTGATTATACGCGATGTATGCGTTGTAAAGGAAACGGAGAATGCCTTGGTCGGCACGAACTTTACGTTCCTGCTCTTTCGTCAGCTTTAACTCGGTTTTGTACGCTTTGATCAAAATAACTACGCCTCCTTTCCTTTGGTTTAGAACATAAGCACATTATATCACCTTTTTATAGGTTTTATCACGAAAACTGGAACTTAACGAGACTCCTTTTTATTTAGTCAATCCATCACCCAACTAAGCGACGAGTTCAACCTTGCTAGACAATCAACGCCATCACCGAACATTTCCTTTGGGTAATCGACAAGACTTCATTTATAAAAAGCGTAACACATATTCAAAATGTTTTTCTAAAAAAACGACCCAGAAAAATACTAGGTCGAAAAAACACATTAACATATTTTAATCTCTTTCCATCCTCCCGCCAATATCGTAACCATCGGAATAAAACTCAATCCCTGCGCCGATAACATGATCGCGAACATAGTCAAGACTATGGTAGCTTTCAATAGTCGTTTTTACAGTTGATTTTATTTGCCGATACATCGCACTAAACCACTGACGCATTTCCTCGGCAACACCAGCGACCAAATTATAACTCTCTTCAGAGTCAATATTCACTCTTGCCAAATTGTCAAACGAACAAAAAAGAACAATCGACTTACAGATGTGATTGGGTAGGGAATTTAAGCGTTCTTCTACAAAAACATCTTTTAACAAGTCTCGAACCTGTTCTGGCGTTTCTGCACGCAGAGAAAAATCATTAATGATAACCTCACTAGAGGGAGCATCGAATTTTCCATAAAAATCAAAATCCCAATCGATCAAACAACCACTATTAGGACAAAGCTTCTCAACAAGATACTGACACGCATCATCCACTCCACTCTCCACCATCCCCTCATAATAAGGGCTGGCAAACATCCTTTTGAGGGCTTTTTCTTGTGCATCAACGGGAAGCTCGTCAAAAAGGTAAGTATTCTTATTTTCCATTTTAATTTCCTTTCGACCTTAACTTAACCGAAAAGTGGACAATCTTGTCCATAAATGACACTCCTGTCCACTTTCGTCGCATTACACCATCGGCAACGCATCTCCGACCTCATCCATCGTCTTCACCAGTTCACGCGCGAGCAATACAGCCGCCTCATTCCTTGTATCATAGTTTTCCATCGCTGCCAACTCTCGTGTCCACGCAAGAAACGCTCGAAACGCAGACTGTTGGAGAGTGCGGTGCTGACAGCACATCGACTCAGCAAACTTTTGAGGTTTAAAACCGATTGTGTTGACAGCATCCATAATGTCTGTTGCCAAGCGGGATTCCATTGTCTTTTCCATTTTCGACCATCCTTTCAAACAACACTGACCTGTTCATTTTCTATACGTTCATTATATAACTTTTTCTTTCTGTAATTTTCGTTTTCCACTAAACCAAAGAAAAAGGTTACGACGAGACATTCCTGCTCCAACGCAACCTTGCTCTCAGTCATCAATTTTCCCTTTGCCTCATCCACAACCAACTCAACTCAAACCGTAGAACTCTCTAAACTGTTCCACGACAAACGCATTAACGGCATCCTTATCCACCCGTTCAGGGAGCTTAGAGCGCTCATAAGCGGCTTGCATGTCTTTTTCGAGCGACCGCTGGTGAGCAAACACCCTCTCAAACGACATCTCACCATTTCGCACAGACATCAGCAGGTCGTGTTCTTTCTCGCGATACGTATTCACCTCACCATACTTGAGCAAATCCATACCCATATAATAGAGGCGTAGGAGGTGCATCGCATGCTTGTAAAGGTGCGCATCATCCTTCTTATTGTTGCGCTTATTCAAACGACCGTAATTCTTAACAGTGTTTTCGACATCATGAACGGCGTTCAAAAAGTCTCTCAGCGTCACAGAATCATACTTGCATGACACAAGAACCTCTCTCAACGAATCCTCACGCTCATCTTCCTCGTCGCTGAGAGAAAACTCCATATAGTTTCCAAGATCAGGGGTCGCCATGAACGTATCGTCTTTAGCCATAACTTCCATATTTAAGGATTCAACAAGATGCTTCTCAACATCCTCAACCTTGCCCTCGCGGAACGAAAGACCGTTTTCGAGGCGGCGAAGCTGGGAGACCGCATAGCCAGAGAAGGAGTAAAATGCTCGCTTGGAGAGGAAAAGGTGCTTGTTTGCAACCACATTCTCAAACACCTTAGAAGTCAGGACATGATGCTCAGGCTTCGTCCCAAGGAGTTCCACAACATTGGGATTGCAGTCGGCAACAAGTTTGACGAACTTACGGAAAGAGTAAACAACCGTATCAGTCGCCTTGTCCTCATACTGCTCCTTTCCACCAGTCATACCGAGCATGTCGTTGAGACCGTCCATGAAGAAACCGCGCACATCCGTGTCGGAGTCAGGGGTGTTTGTACCGTACGCCCGAGAACCTGCGACGGAGAGATATGCGAGGTTGGGGACGCGGTTAAGAAACTCGTAGTCTTTGTTTTTGAGTAAATCTTTCAATGTCATTTTCTTTTCCTTTCTAGTTTTTAACAATGTGTTTTTGCGACACACTCCACCCAAAACACATCCAATACCTCAACAGCCTTATATCCACCAATCGCCATGTCACCAGTGTAGAACGACCACATATTTTCCTTGTCATTCCACACCGCATAATCGCCATTCTTTCCGATAGCGATGGAAAGATCACGAACATCGCCGACACGGCGTGAAGTAAGATCGTAGCACATAGCATCCGCGTCGAGCAGAGTAAGCGCAGGAGCGACACCTTTCTCTGTATAGGCGTTGGTTTCGAGCGCAGATTCATCCTCATCATAATATACCGTGAAAAAGTAATCCTTCGATGAAGCGAGAATGCGACGAACAATATCCAGATTTGGATCATCTTCTCGACCAACAGGGACACGGTTGAGAACCGTCTTAACCTCTTTATCAGGAAAAACATGATTGCAGTAGATTCGTGATGGATGCCGACGAAGCGCAACCTCTGCGACGGCAGCGTGGATATTCGATTTGATTTCATTTGCAGATTTCATATGTTTTCCTCTTTTCTTTTTGCTTATACAGTTATTATATAACTTTTCAACCCCAAAAAATGCAGAAATCTTTCAATTCTCCGCGTTTTTACGCATCAAAATCTACCATTGCCTCCGAAAACGCCGTCACCACATCCAACGGCAACCACCCAATCGAACGCTCTCTCAGTTTTTCAAGGTCAACATCTCCAAGACACATGATGCCACGCACACCATCCACCTCAACAATATCAAACATCTCTCCGAGTTCATCGACAGCCGAACGCGTACGATCTCGGGAGAACCAGACGAACAGCTTCCTTTGGCTTATCGACTCTACCCGCCGTGCATATTCCTCAATCATTGAGAACGGAACAAACGAAATACCTTTCTCCAACGATTGAACAAAAACAGCGCCAATAACAGTCTCCAATGGAATCTCAAAACCGATTCCACAATTTGAACTAGACATTCTCAAAGCCCCTCCGTTGATCTACACATCCTATCATCCACAACCTCGTCCACATATAGGTCGCAGAACTTACCAAACGCATCTTCCGCATCCATCACACAGTCTACACAAGCACCTTGCGGAACATCAGAATTATATTGTCCTACACCAACAAGATAGAGTTGATTTTCCAAAATCTTCCACACATCATCGCAACCACAAAACAAAGTGAGATTTGCTTGTTTGATGATTCGTCCAGATCTATCGTTTGGAGCGGAAAGACCAACTTCAAATTCAATCCGCTCTTTCCCACCATTCGGCACAAATCGACGGATAGAGACTACGCGGTCGAGGTAGGTAAGGCAGATGTTAAACGGTTCAAATGGGAGAAATCGGTCATGGATGTATTTATGTTCTCCCTCCATATAAACCAAAAGAGAAGAAAGAAACTTGCGCCGCATCATAGCACAACCGTCTTTTCCAATCTCAAAACTATCTGTCGCGAAACTAGACGGCTGCGACGAAAAATTGCGCCATGTATGGATAGGACAAGAGTGTAAAAGAATACGTCCCATCAAATTGAGGAGCATCTTCTCCAAAGAATCAGGAGCAATCATTTCAACCTCTCCCATAGAACTCTCTCAAACATCTTCTCCACACGGCTCTCAACCTCAGAGAAGCTGACTGTCTCGTTGAAAACCTTGTCGTTCACATCATCGAAGAAACGGACGGAAATCTTTCCGTTGTCGAGAACCGCGCACCAAAGCTCTGTCTGGAAAACCAAATCCTCGTAGGAACGAACACCAAAGAAATCAGAAATATTGAGTGCTTGAGAAACCTCGCGAGATACAATAACCGTGTTTCGATTTCCACGGTCATTGAAACGAAGTTTTAAGTCCCAAACAAGGCGGTCGTTCTTGACCACTGAGAGGACTTCTTTAATGTCGGAAGATGTGGCGAGCACCATCTTCACGCCGCGCACGCCCTCCTTACCAAGCGTTTCGTCATGAACAAAGGTGGGGTAGGTGATGGTGTAAGAGGAGACGCGTGTAAGAGCCTTTTTAATCTGTTTGTAGATAGAGGCGTGGAGAGCGTTCATGTAAATTTTCCTTTCTAGGCTAGACCAAATGGTCAGTCAAGATTGATGCAAAACGATCCCTGCATAGGGAGAGGAATCAAGTGCGGGCGAACATCCAATGCAAACAGTTCACTAAATACATTGAAATAGTCACTATTGAGATGTGCTTCAGCCTCACGAACAATCTTGATCTCAACCTCGTTTTTCCCAACGAGTTTGACCCTCCCCACGAATAAATCTGGGGATTCTCGGGGCGTTGAGTTAGAAAATCTCGTTGATTTCCCAACCCCGTTCGTACATTTCTGCCGAACTCAAGTCCGAGCTAGGGGGCGGTCAGAACCCCTCACGAGGCAGGTCATGTAGACCCTCGTGCACTGTGCCTGACGCGAGTTCGCGGACGTTCAGCCCGCAAATTTCGCGCCGCCAGCACAGCCAGTTTTCTCTTAATTAAACGCGTTTCTCGCGATATTGATCGCGCCAACAAGGTCTCGATGAGCGTGGAATCCGCACTCGCAAACGTACTTTCAATCTTTCGCTTTATGGACTTCGCCGCAGGATGGGCAACGTTGCGACGTTTTGTACGGATCGACGCGGATGACGAGAATCCCCGCCAGAGCAGCTTTGTACTCAATGAATTTCGCGAGTCGATAAAAACTCCACGAGTTCAGCGAACGATTGTTCTTCCTACGTGCCGCGATCTGCTTCTTCGAGATCTTCCGCTTCTTCCGACGCTCCTTCTTCGTTAGCGCCTCCGACTCCGAAAAGAGGTCGAGCTGAACGGGTTCTCCCGCACTTGAAGATGCATGATTAACGTTCTCCGCGACCGAATCCACCTTTGGTTTATCAACGTTTTTACGACTTTTTCTTGTCGGGGTGGATTTCGTACAGCCCTCGCGGATGCCGTCGAGGTCTTCGAGCGCGATCACCTTTGCGCCTTGCCGAATCGCCTCGTTGACGATGGCACGGCTCACCTGATGGTCGCGATCCTTCATGAAACGCGCTTCTTTATCCGAAACACGCTTGATCGCACGAAGTTTCTTCGCCTTCTGAAGTTTCTTTCGTCGCGCGTAAAACTTCCTTCGTTTATAACGGTTTTCGCGTCCGTTCCCGTAAAACCTGATTTTTCCGTCCATCGAGTACGAAACGGCGGGGCACTTGATCCCGAGATCCACGCCCATGACGAGCACATTCGGAGCGGCGAGGAGATCGTCGAGTGAGGCGATTTCTGAATCCTCGACAGAGTACCCTACCTGCGCTAAGAATTTGTCGCCTTTAATTACAATACGTAGCGTGCTGAGATGTGGTGTCGTCGTTAGAATTTCCCGGTGGCGAGGCGTGACGGCTGCAACGCGAATCACTTTTTGCACCAAATTCCGCTTCGTTTTTCTGGGTGCCGTTTCCATATCACGAAAGAGCGGAACCAAAACCGTTTTTGCGTCGAGATCAATCTTGAAATTTTGGTTGTTCACCAACAAGACGGGGCGACGTAGAATCGGAACTTTCGCGTCACGGATTAGGTACTTTGGCGTTTTGCCTTGCTCCGCGAACCACGCACGCTTGCGCTCGACCTTGCGCTGCTTCTTCGCGTACCGCTGCAAGACCGATTTTGCATCCCGAATCGCCTGATTTTTCACGGCAGCAGGGAGTTTCGCGTCCACATCCTTCGACGTGAATTTCTGGATCGATACACCAGAAAGATGGAGTGCAACGAGGGAATTGACGCACGCGATGTACTTCTCCATCTCTGCGCGGAGAGCGATTTCTTCTTCGGAATTTAGTTCTAATTTCAACGAAGTCGTGAGAATCAAAAGGTTGACCTCCTTTCCAAATTTCCTTCCTTTGGCCTATAAAACCAGAACCACCTAGCACAACCTAGACATCAGCAGCCGCAATATATCGGTTTTGTGTTTTTTCGAAAGCCGTCTCTCGCTCCCCAATATCATCGGTAACGCCCCACAAATACATCATAAAAACATTGTAAAGCATACACCGCACATCCTCTGTTGTAACGAGTTCATCGTAGTATTCTCCATTAACAACCTTTGGCTTATCTTCTTCGTCAAGATCCCGAACATCATAGTCTCGGATCGTTACCTTACCACGTCCATGTACAGAAAGATAGAGAGGCGCATCTTTTACGCCATCCTTCTCTCCACGAAGACAAAATTCATCAATAACATCATCTGGATAAGGACGAACAATATGTGTAACCGTGAGAGAACGAACACTACTCCCTGCTTTAATATCAAGCACAACCTCCCAAGGCAGGTATTCACGACCGAGAACTTGCTGAATCACTTTATAATAGTTACTTGATTGGATGGAGAGTTTAAGCCCTTGCAACTGACCAACAATACTGACTGGCTCAACGTCATAATCTGGGTAGTAGATGGTGGCGTTCTCTACATTCTCAAGAGCGGAGAGGATTTCTGCACGGACATGCTTGTAGGTGAAATTCAATTTAATTCTTCCTTTCAATTCAAAATCGACATAGACCAAAGAAAAGGGTAAGACGTTGGTTCCTTAAAACAAAATTGACTTTTGAAAGAAATCTCACTATGAAATCATCCAAAAGTCAATACAATCATAACGGCATCATCGTACATAGCTCAGTAGGCACGTTCGTCACTATGAAGGATAGAATCGACTCTGCAACATCTTCTTTTGTAGAAGGAGTTTCTTCCAAATTTCCATTTATCCTCGTAAAAATAGTCGTTTCGGAGTCACCTTCAGGACAGAAAGAAAAACCTTGTGTGGCGTACTTCTCTTGGCTTATCAGCGACATCGTAACGATTACCCGCTTCACATCTTTGAGGTCGCGAACGAGCGAAACGCCAAGATCATATTTCACAGGTTCCTCACCATCTTTCTTATTTGGAAGCTCCATTTGGAAAATGATATTCCATGCACAGTCAGTTGTTAAAAGAACGTCTTCGAGAGCCTGAAAACATCCATTCAACAGTTTTGTTTCGCCGCACAACTTGCAATTCATTTCAAACGCACCTGTATGAATGGAAAATGATTTGAAAATGACAGCGCGTGCTCCATCGAATAATGCGCGATGGATGGAATTGAGATTGTCATAATCGTTGCGTGTCATCAACATCATCCTTTCTTGAATCCAAGATCTTTAGATAAACCAAAGGAAAAATTTCGTCATTGAGCATCTTTTTGGATAGCCTCACCGAAATTTTCCGATACAAACTTTCGGATCTCTGCGATAATTTCTTCTTCCGTCGCCTCACGCGCCCCATCCGTGAGAACGATTCCATCCTTTGTGTTAAAAAGGACGGGAGGTTGTGACGGCTTGCGTGGATTAAAATTGAATACAAGGGATTCAACAGCCACATCGTAGAAAATCTGAGAAAATACAACCTGAAATGTTCCGAGCGGATCGGTACGTGAAAAAGAGATACGAAGTATGTCGAGTTCTACTGGTAGGAGGTCGAGGTCTAGAGTCCAAGCGCGTTTTTTGTTTGCAACAACACTCCAAAGAACAGCAAAGATCTCGTCTACGAGTTCAGAATTCAAGTCTTCCGCAAAAGACACCTTCAATTCTAGTAGTCCTTGGGTCAATTCAAACCCAAACAAAGAAAAACTATTAATTGTTTTAACAATTTCGCTATGTAGTGGAGAGAGTTTGTTCAGTTTTGAGATAGACATGGTTTCAAATCCTTTCTGTTCAGTTAGGGATGTTTTTACAGAAAAATTCGTGGATCGCTGAGACAATTTTATCTTCATCAAAATAGGCGATCTCCGGAATTGAATCATTACTTGTTTTAATCACAAGCGAATAAGGTGTCGCAATATTGCTTGGATCAAAAACTAGGAACATCTGATACTAGAATAGCTTTCCAAACTTTTGGAAGCGAACATCAATGGAAATTCCTCCTTCTTCACGACGACGAGAAACAGCGGTTAAGTGGTCTCTTTCGCCGGGATAGTTCTCGTTGAGGTAGAAAGAAAAATCGAAGGTGGATTTGAGATTTGAGAGTGTGGTCTCGATCAGAGAGAGGATGTTTCGGAGTCCAAGATTGGCGGCAGGATTGTACTCATAGGTAAAATCGACGTGAATCCTGTTTTGTCCCGTCCAAAAGTAGACCTCGCGATATTTGAGAGAGAGGAGATTTTCGACGAGTGCGCCGTGGATAGGCGAGAGGGCAGTCGGGGTGGAGAGTTCAAACATTGTATGTCTTCCTTTCTGGGTTAAATCAACTTTTCTTTAACTTTGTTTTTGTGTTTAAATAGATTTGTTATGTTTATTATATAACCTTTTCTTTCCTAGTTTTACGTTTTCTTGTAAGCTAGGTTTTTAGGTAAAGTGAACTGTAAAGATCCGACACGGAGCTTCCCGCCCTTAATTGGAAGACCGATCATCTTCTCACGAAGGATGGTCTGAATATCCTCGGTGGCATTGTCGATAGCTTGCTGGTGGGAGAAATACCCACCCATGAGAGCGAGATTTGCAATCATGTCTTCATCGAAGCCCGCCGAGGAAACCCTCGTCTTTAGGCGTGGGGAGGAATCGGCGCGTCAGACCTTACTTTGGGGGAGATTTTCCAAAAATCTCTTGAAAAACTCCTTGAAAAATGGTACAATTTAAGCAACGAGAGAACCGTTGGATGTCTGATGTGAACCGTCAGATTTCTAAGACACTCGTTCGAAAATATGGTGATAACGCGCTCCTTGGTTCTATGCGAGCCTCGGGCGACAACCATTCTCGTTACGAATGAATCACTGCCTCGGAGTAAACTTCTTGGCAAAGCGGGCGTTGTCAGCCGTCCGATGATGTAGGCGGAGTTAGGGAGGCGCAAGCCGTTTGTACCTATGTCTTCCCGACTTACAAGCCCCCGCCTTCAAGCGTGGGGTCGCTGACCAAGCTCAAGCTCAACCTTTACCTTCATTTTCTCCATTTTGAAATCCTCCATTTCAATAAACAAAAAACAACCAACGAACAATTAAATTATATAACTTTTATATCAGCAAAACAAAGAAAACAGCGAGAATGTCACGTTTTCTTCTGCGCCGCAACACCACGCCATCACCTTTTCCGTTGGTCTAGCCCTAAAAATACAATTTAACAATATAGAAAAACGACACAATCCAAACAGATTTATTCTGTAAAGAAAGTGTCGCTTTTTTCTGATTAACGCTCGGTCAACGCCTTCACACGCTCAACTAGATCTGTGAGTGGCGCACACTGACACCAGAACCCACCACGGGGGAAGTCTACTCCATCTTCCTGCTTGTAGTGGACATTGTTGAGGGCAAGGCAGAATCCTCCGCGCAATCCAGAAATATACACATACACAAATACATTTGTTTCTGGATTGTGTATGAACGCCTCGATCTTGAAATCCCCACAAACAAACTTTGCGAGTTCAAGACCTTGTGCCAAACAATCATCCTCTAAAGCTCTCTTAAGAGCCTTTGAGAACGCCTCAAACACCTGTTCAAGCTCCTTTTGAGAACTAAACGGATGTTTGTAATAATGATTGTAAATCTTTGTGAGTTTTGACATAAAATCCTCCAATTCTATCTACCATACAAGGTGGAACAAAAAACACAACTCTGTAAAAATTATATAAGTTTTATCTACTCCAAACAAACAAAAACTAGACACGCCGATTTCCTTTTCGATAGTTTCCATAACTTCTCGAACGAGATTAAACTCGTTCGCCGAATGAAATTCAACAAAGTTAATGTTCCCTCTAAAAAGCGTTTCCTGTTTTACTCGCATTTTAATCCTCCTCTTCAGACACAAAACCAATCTGCATGATTTCCAAAAGTCTCAAAAATCATTCTCTTTTTCAAGAAACCTCATATATCGCCTAGCATAACTCTCATGTGGAGCTTCACAGTTTTGCCAAATTTCATAAAACGTTCTTAATACAACTTACTCTTCAGTTCTTCAATCTGTTTCTGCTCATCCATTTTTACACCTCACACCTCAACTACTCGATAATGCCCAACCGCTTCAGGAAGGCGCATATCCACATCATCGTAGATCGCGTTTGAAATGAACTCATTGACAAGTTCAAGAAGCCACGCCAACTTTCCAAGACGGTACTCCCGACTCTCGACGGAATGCTCTTTTCCAAACTCCGTTTCAGAAATGCCGAGCGTGCATTTCCAAGAAGACGGAGACCCTTCCATTTCAAACATCTCAATCTCAGCCGTGTAGATGTCATATTCTTTCTCTTTCAGACTCGGAGGAGTCGAAAGGTTACGAACAGAGATGGCGATATGATCTGCCCGCCCGCCCACGAACATCTCAGGTTTTGACGAAACAGAAAGTTCGCCACGGTCATAAATCGCTTTTAACGAGTACGGAAGCCCAAAGCACTCGTCCTCATCACGCACAATTTTGAGAAACGGGACGATCATATCTTCAGCGAGAAGGAAAGGAGACTCTGAGACAAGTTTACTTGAAATCATCTTTTCCGTTTCCTTATCGTACCTCTCGACCTGAATCTCACAAAGATCATTCTCAACAGTCGAGAGGATAAGCTTTTGAATCAGTTTGTTAATAGAACGCATTATTTTTCCTTCTTTCTAATCCACCTAATCAATCCACATTATTTCTATCGGCAATCGAAACAATCAGCTTCTCGTATCTTCCAAATAAGATTCTTGCTTCTTCAGCAAGCTTGTGGAACTCACGACGCTCAATCTCTTTGACCGTCCCGTCATAGTTGGCGAGAAGATAACGCTCAAACTCGCGGAGTTTGAGTCCCATCTTAATAATCGCATTCGCACGCAGGTGGAGCTCTGCGTTCTGTCGTCGCATCTTGTTCTTTTTCTTCTCGATTGCAAGGCGACGTTCTTCCTCGCGACGGGCGTTCCACGTCTGGGTCTTTTTTCTGTGCTTCTCAACTTCCTTGTCGCTCATAATCTGAACCGTGCGGAATCCGCTGGCTTTTCCAAGTGCCGACCGTACCGTAGGGTCTGCTTGCCAGTTAGGTGTATAGTCTGCCATTTTCTCCATCCTTTCTACATCATTCAACCTTGATATGTTTTTATTATATAACTTTTTGATAAACCAAAAGGAAAATTTTGTTCAACCGCACATTTTCTTTCTTCCGAAGTAGAACGACTTTCCAAAATCTTCCATTGGCATATCCTTAACCAACCTTCCAAACAAGGTCAAGGTTCTTTCCACGATGCGATTCCATAATAACCGCTCGCACAAACCCGATCAGAAACTTCTTATTATCCTTCTGAGTCTCACACCAATCTTCCGCAGCCTTATCCTCGTAATAATCAACAGTAGACGGGAAAGGAGGAAGATTTCCAAATGGTCTATCTGCAAGTGTTACAGCATTTCTTCCGACCTCATACACATTTACACGACTTCCATCTTTATTGTAGACATATCCAACGGTCGGATAGCCAACAACAAGATGAAAAACATCAGCGTATCGGAGAGGAATGATATGTTTGTAGCGAGCAAACACCTCCTCCTCAGTCAGAACATTAGGTTTATAAACATATTCAACCGAGTTTTCCATATTTAGTCCTCCTCAAGCACAAAGTGCAATCGCAGGTCAGCGTCAAACCTACCACAATTTTTGTTTACCCATTTTTCGACTTCCTCATCGGAACAAAGCGACTTACTGTAAGCCTTGTAAGCTGTCTTTCGCTTTCGCATTTTTATTATATAACTTTATTTTGAGTTGTGTTTGAGTTTTTGGATAGACCAAAGAAAAAGTTTCATTGAGAGAAAGGCGGCGGCGAAGAAGATCGTTCCTCACCAGCATTTTCTTTTTATTTATTCGATTGCGCGAGAGAGATAATCTTGCATTAAGGAGAGAGCCTTTTTCTCGTCCACGTTTAGATTATAGACAGACTTTCCTTCCTTGAGTTCTTCAACGTGGAAGTTATCACCGAACGGCTGAACAGAAAAAGTGTGCTCGTAACGGGTGAACTTTTGTCCACGTTTTCCGATGGAGATGTAATATTCAGAAGGGGTGTTTGTTCCAACAAGAGGCTCATAGAGAAAAGCAACATCAATCCCATTAACAGTAACGTTGACCTCCCACGGCACATCTCTGCGGCGCACTGTAAGACAAATCCCTCGGAGAGCCTTGGCGAATCCTGTAGAGAAGTTAAAAAGTTCGTTTTCTGTCTTGCAGAGCTTGTGTGAATCGTAGTCGAAGAAAACTACCCGCTTTTTGTCTTTATCAAGATCTTCTCGAATAAAACAGGAGAGTTTTTCTCGGAGCTTCTTCATCTGGAGAAAATCAATAATCGTTTCTTGAAAGACGTTCATGTTTTTCAGCCCTTCTTTTCGAGTAGATCGTCCTCGCCAACAGCATATTCGAGGATGTTGAGTACCATACACTCCGCATCTTCAAACTCCTCCAAAACAGCCAACCATCCCTCGCAAAGATACTTATTGATAATATACTCCAAAACATAATCAAACTGCTCATACCCGTTCACGCGCCCATCGAACTCAGAATTCTCAAAAATTAAATTTATTATCTGGTCGTCCAAGGCAAACCGTTCGGAGTTGTATCGTTTATGATCACCATCTACATCAGGGTTGACTGGATGGAGATTGCGGATCTTTTCTTCTATCACTCGGATTTGAGCAATGAGGGTGTCTTTGTTGTAATCTTTTTTCAAGGAAATTCCTTCTTTCTATTTGAATTCAACAACCTTTTGTATTTTTATAGAACGTCGCCGAGAAAACCCCATGCTTCAGCGGGGGGGAGTGTCAAAACGATTAACCTTTTCTAACCAATCCACCTCATCTAACGAACTTTTTTGGCGATCTCTTTTGTTCTTCCACAAATTCGCCACCATAAGAATCGAAACAAAAAAACAAAGTGAAATAAGAGCGTTAATTTGAACCTCTGGAGAAATAACGCCACTCCCCGGAACGTAGAGAACAATGATTAAACACACACCAATAGTAAGGACAAAACCTGCGAGAAACCAAGCAATCTCGGTGTCATTTCGTTCCATTTTCAACATCCTTTCTTTCTCAAAAACATCTTCGAAAAGAATAGCACAAGAAAAATTAACATAAATCAGAAAACAAAAGACTCTCACAAATAAAGAGACTTTTTCTTCAACTCATCTTGTATATTTATTATATAGCTTTTTGAGTAAGCCAAAGAGAAAATCGGAGACAACGACAGTTTTTCTTTCTGCCGTCACACTCCGACCATTTAAAGCCTTTTCTTTGGCCTATTCAACCACACCAAAACAGGCAAGGAAGTCGCATTTTAATCTATCGCAAACCGTTTTAATAGGGAGGAGGATTCTTTTTGTTTTCTTCCCATTCTTGTCATCTTCAACCTCACACCACTTGCTCGTAGTTGGACGAAGAAGAATAGAGTTGGTACGGTTATGCGTCACTTTACGAAGCGAAATAAGAACGGAATCATCGCTTGCAAAACGCTCAATCATTAGTTTGTCACCAGAACAAAAGAGTTCGATGGTGCTCTCCAAGTCCCATTTAGAAATGGAACTTAAAAGAATCTCTCGCGACTCATCATCCACATAACCACCACAAAACGATTTTTCGAGAACCAACTCACAATTTGAGTAAATTGTTGCTTGGTTAAACGAAACGTTCTTGCACCAGTCGTAGATAATTTGTTGAACTTTATCCAACAGAATCACACCTTCCTCAAATTGCCACAACTACGAACCTGCATCCATCACATTCCAAAATTCGACAAAACACAATTTTCAAGTTCTGCACAAGCAACTCGTATACTTGACGACAAGAGGTCAGTGGTCGCACCGTTGAAAAGGTGTCTAACAATGCAATCATGAGATCTTCTACGAACAACAATACCAGTGCTATATTCACACATAGACTTTTCAAGGATTAGAATGAAAGAATTGTCATAAACCAATCTTTCTATCATGATTTTGTCGCCAGCTCGAAAAAGCTCAACAACCCAATCAACATCTTCGCGAGCAACAACACTTAAAATATGATTTCTCGACACATCATCAATATCATTATTTAAGAATTCCCGTTCAAAAACAGTTTTATGATTAAGCTGAACTATTGCGCGATCCACGGGGGAATCCGCAACAAAATCATAGATTGCTTTTTGAATTTTGTTCAAAATAAAACCTCCAAATCTCAAAACTCGGCGTATAAAAGACGTTTGATAGCCGACCTTGCCGCCCGAATCGCACAAAACCGCTCCTCTATCAAGTCCGCGCCCTCATAACGCTCCAACTTGCACCCATTCTTTAGGTACTCAACAAAATAGGAATCGTTACGCTTGTTTTGCTCATCCCGCACAACCGAAACAAGATAACCCTTTCCATCGCTATCGGTTTCTGCATAGTATTTAGCAACAAGCATCTTTCCATTACCAAGAGCTTCAACCCACCAATCCTCATCACAGCTCGCAACCATGTTAAGCACTTTGTTTTGAGCCACAATATTGGGACGAAGGTCAAGACAGCGCATATCTTCCGCAACAACAAGTTTTCCGTTTTTGCGAGCCGTTATGAACCCGAAGTCGATGTTACGGAGAGCGTAGTAGATCGTTGATTGAATTATATCCATGTATTACTCTCTTTCTCGTGCGTTTTGATGGTTTTATTATATAACAAAACGTAAGCTGAAAAAGCATTTTTTCGTTGTAAGAGAGGTTTAGATAGACCAAAGAAAAGACAGAGTTGGAAAACATGTTTCCTTGCCTCCACTCTGTCTATTTTTTTTGGTTTATAACAAAATGGATTTCAAAAACGCTTGATCACCTTATGGGTACAACCAATCGCGGCAAGCATAGGTCTCAAGTGTTTACGAACAAGAGTGTTTGTCATCTCTGCTCCGCACCCCTTGTGGTATTCATCAACAAATGATGCACTAACATCCCACCTATCGCTGCAAAACCCGCCATTATCATTTTTCACCGCGCTAATTCGCATAACAAGTGGTTTAGGATTGGTTGCGGAGGAGAAAACAATGCAGAAAGACTGAGTTCCTTTGCGCCAATCGACTCGAACATTCTCATTCTTTCTTCCGACGAGCTCAAACGACCAATCTCGCTCAAGCGAACCTGCGGGAGAATGTTTGAGGAATGCTCCAAAATCCTTAATCGGATTGTCTTTTGGGGAGAATGCGAGCGCTCCGACATGTTCCGCATAAGCATCAGCGTCAGATCCGATAAACGAGCCACTGAACTTATTGGGCATAAGGGATGGAACAGAAAGGAGATTGTAGATCGTTTTCTGGAATTTTCTCATTAAACGCCGACCTTTCTGTTTTCCATAAGCTGAACATTTTCCGAAACGAAGTTTCGAAAATATTCGATGGCGTTATCTCCATCTCGGAAAGAGAGTGTACGCTTATCGCCAAAACTCTTGGTGACATCAACCCAATCTTTATGAACGACAAGACGAATCTTTCGCTCCGTACTTGGGCATTCAACCACAACATCGTAATAACCAAAAAAGTTTGGATGGATTGCGATTTGGACAGCCTTTGCGTACTTTGCATGACCTTCATTTGAAAAGAAAATTGTCACACCAAAGTGTTTGTTATTAAACGCAGCCATAAGCAGTCCGCGCAATTTGTGGAACTTCTCGCTCACGTCCTCGCCACGCTCAATCTCAGAAAAACTAACATTAAGTGCTGTATCACTACCGTGGACGCGGAACGCAGGGAAGTCGAGGCCCATAATCGCATCAATAATGTAAGGCGCGATATGGGACGGGTGGATGTACTCTTTGTGCATAATATGTTTTCCTTTCTGTTTTTGTCTTGATGTTGATCCAACAACTCTTGATGAATTTATTATATAACAAAATACTGTTCTTGGGGATGTTTTTGTGTTAACGGGAGGTTTATTTATTGATTTTATGAGTGAAGGATGATTAGCGGTGGATGGATGAGCCAAAGGAAAAGGTGTCGTTGGATTGAGGACTTCTCGTTCCAAACGGCACCTATTTTTCCTTTTGGCTAATTATCAGAAAACAAATCTACGTAACGTAGGTTGATTTTATGATGTAAAATCAATATGATTTTTATAAAGGAGGATAAACATTAAAATGGGAAACAACACAAATAAAACAACAGTTTTGGCAAAAGAAGATTTAGTAAAACTAAGAAAAGAATTACTAGGGGAAGAAGAAATAAATTTCCACACATTTCTCAAAAAACGTTTAATTGAATTGAACTTACAACAAAAACACCTAGCAGATATGTGCAACGTAAGCGATAAGACAATTTCTAAGTGGTGTTCTGGGCGAGGAATTCCCGACATAATGATGATTCCTATTTTGGCAGAGGCATTAGATGTTTCAACACATGCGATTACAAACTCCATTTTTGGAATTAGAGATTATTACACGGTTAAAGATTTAACTTCGAGAGCCATTTTAGATGGAGCAATAAAAGAAAAGAACGAATTTCCTGATGCAGATTGTATCGCTGGGGCGTTTATTGGGAAAAGCGAATATAACTTATATTTGCTCTTAAAACACATATATAAAACAAATGGTATAGAATATACGATTAACAATTTTCTCAACAGTGATGAGTTTCGTCGGATTTGTTCGGCTAAACGGATGGCTGTGTTAAAAAAAGCAATTATGTGGTTTCAAAACGCCAAAACCCATAATTGGGATAAAGAAAGAGATTTTGAATTTAAAAAAGGGGTTAAGCAAAAATGAAGCTGGTTGGAAGCGAACAAGACATTCTTTTTTTACAAGACGTACATCAGTTATTGTTATCAAAGCATAAAGATGATATAGAAAGATTATTATCTATATGTGGGTGGAGAGAAACACAGATAAAAGTATTTCTTTATTTGTTAAAGGCTATTTGTTTTGAGATAAACGAAAAAGAGTTATCTTTGCTATATGGTGTATATGATAAAGAATCAGGGGGAGCACAATCTTTTGGAGTCTACGCTAGAAGTCATTTTAGCGAAATGTCTAAAAGAAACGAACAAGATTTCTTAACAAGATTGATATAACAAAACCCACCTAATATATATTAGGTGGGTTTTTACTAACAACTAAGAAAACGATAAGGTCTTTAACTAAGCATCTCAAACATCTCTCTCATCTCCTTAGACATCTCAGGAAATGATGGCAACTCATATCCACGATTCCGTTCCTTCACATCATTGTAGATCATTCTGTAACACCTAGCAATCTCATCCGATAACTTCCGTAACAAATACCAATGCTCAAATGCCCCACGAGATACATCGTTAGGGTCAGGAAGATTGACCAAAAAGCGGTGTATAATCATTTCGTTTTCCACGAGCGCGTAGCACTTGTCGTGTGGAATCATCTCTTTCTTTTTGTAATAATAGTTTCGATTGGCATTGTAATCAGAGGAACGACGAGCTGACTTTTTGTTTCTGTTTTTGTTACGATTGTTAGCCATGATGATTTTCCTTTCTTAAGAGGTATGTTTTAACTTTGGGAGTTTTGTTTTTCTCCCTCTCATAATACAGCGGACACAAAATGGTGTTTTGGTCACTGTTTTTAGATTAAAAAATAATTAGTTTTTTTTCAACACCTTCTTCTCTTTTTGACACCTAAATTTCAACCAATTAACTTCTATCCTCCTTTCAATAGATGCAGACCCCAACACGCGTTTTGGTCACTCCATTTTGAAAATTTTTTTGATAGACCAAAGGGAAAGCTGTAGGTGGATTCTCCTTCCTATAATAAAGAGGACATCGACAGACGTTTTGGACACCTATTTTTTGAAAATTTTCCTATAAAAATTTCCCTTCTACTTATGAAAGGACAGAAGTAACGGATCTTAGCGGACTTTTCAAAAAATATTTTTCGCAACAAAAAAGAAGCCCTAAACAGGACTTCTTTTTCTTTTGGCGTATAGCGCGGAATCAGTAGAGAGACATCTGTTCCGCAGACTCTACCTTCTCAACAGCAACCTCGTCAATGTTCTCACCACGCAACTCGGCGCGGACACGCATTAGGATTTTCCCCAGCATATTCTTGCCGCGACCGTTGCAAACACCCCAGTAACGGTCGCCCCACGTATTACCCTCGACAAGCTCCTCATCACCCGTAGCGAGGAGTTTCTGTGCGAGGTCGGGATGCTGATTGAACTTTGCTCGGACGACATCCAACATAACATCGTCCTTCACCTGCTCCCAGTCGGAACGCAGCTTCACACGCCGACCAAGCCGCTTTGCCTCAGATGGGTTTAGTTTCGAAAACTCACCTGCACGGACAGGGCACTTCTCGGAGTGGAAGGCCGCCTCTGTGTTCATGAATGTGAGAAACCCGTGCTTGACAGATACGGAATAGAAGTTGGAAAGAAAATAATACTTTCCTCGAAATTCGTTAATCATAAAATCTCCTTTCATTGAATCAACAAAACGAACTCGATATTTTTATTATATAACAAAGATGGAGAGAAAGAAAGATAAACGCCTAGAGGAAGTGAGAAGAAAAGTCAAGAAGACAGGAAAGAAAAAAGGTGTTAAAGAAAACAAAAACGGCGTAACCGAAGAGATTTTCGTCTCAACGATATGTGCCGTTTTTTCGTTAGAGATCAATCCATAAACGGACTTACCTCGTCAACACGCTCGACCGAGCAAAACTCGACGAACTGTTCCTCCGTAATCACACCATTGTAGATGGCGTAGACTACTGCTCGTTCTAAGTCTGAGAGGAGCGTTTCTACGAAAGAATTGTACCTATCATCCTTATTCGCGAGATGGAAGCCGTAGAAGTGAGAGCTTCCAGTGTACTGCCAAAGTTCTGGACAAAGGTACAGATTCCCCAAAAAGAAGTCTGCAAAAACAAACTCTGACTTCGGGTCAATCTTGACAATAATGCGAATACCGCATTTCAACACAAGCTCTCCAACAGAAACAAACTCTCCGCGCCCTTTGTAGGCAGAAAAATTCTTTGTATGGAACGCATTTACAAGGTTAGAAACAACCTCTGGCGTAAGCGTGCTGCGCTCAGAAATTTTCTGCGTGTGGATGATTTCTGCAAGATGTTTAAACACAATACTTTCTCCTTTCCAGCAAAAACAGGGAGCATCCTTACCAATGCTCCCTGCCACTGATGTCTACTGAATAACGCCAGCGACAATGAACGCCTTCTGAATCATCTCCTCAAAAAAGATGAAACAGGTATAGACATCTTTGAAATCGCCCTGATACCACGATTCCGCGTCATCCTCAGCCTTACCGAGGATGTCATCAAAGATGATGCGACCGTTCGGGATATCCGAAAGGAATGAATTGTCGAACAGAAGCTTCTTAAACTCCTTGTCCAATGCCACCTTCCTCGCCTCGACTTCTTTTTCCTTCTCGCCGTGAACAACGCCATCTGCGTTAAGAGCGTTACGCTCCTCGTAGATAGCATCCATTCGCTCGTCAAAGGAATAAATGATTTCGTCGTCAATATTGTTCTTCATAATTTTCCTCCATTCAATAATCAACATCAAAAACTTACTTGATGTAGTTATTATACAACAAATAAGTCACCAACGCATAGAAAAACGTGCGACCGAAGAAAGAAATCTTCCAGTCGCACGCAAGCCTTTTCCTTTGGCTTATTTAGATATTTCCTTTCTTAACGAACTCATTCCAAAACTCGTGGATGCGTTCAACGGCAACTCCCTCGTCATCAATAAGCGTCCAGTCCTCGGCTTCGTCATCATTCAGCGCGACATCACCTTTTTCACTAACAGCGATATAGAACGTGTGGCGCGATCCGACATCTTGGAACATGAGCGTGTAGAGAAGAACGCCTTTTCCAAGACCTGTGATGGAGGGAACTTCTTCTTCGTTATGGCAAAGATGAACGCCGAGAACCGTGTTGTCATCATAATATGCGCGGAAATAGTAGGGGTAGCCACACACGATTGTTTGCCGAGCGAGATCAACGATAACACCATTATCGTCTACTGGAATATCCTTGAGTATGTCCACTGTGCGCTGTTTTGGAAGCGAAATGTTGCAATAAATCTTTTCTGGGTGGCGCTTGAGAGCAACCTTTGCAACGGTAGCATGAATGACTGCTTTGATTGTGTTTGCGTGGATCATTAGTTTTTCCTTTCTCGAAATTTTCAACAACATAGTTTCATTTATTATATAACATTTTAGATAAGCCAAAGCGAAAAACGGCGCAACCGAAGAGATTTTCGCCTCAACGATATGTACCGTTCTTATGTGGTGTTGGGAGATAGAGGTGGTCTGTTTTTTTGATCCGCACACCCGCGAGGGGTGTGATATCACTTCATTTTTCCACAAAAAACAAAATAAAAATCTTCCCCCCACACACCTGTGCAGGAGGAAGATAACAGCGGTCAGTCCTCGCCAATATAGGGTACGCCATTCTTAATGTCAGCGAGATACATCGACATTATCTCATCCGTGCTCCACGGCTCACGCTTGACCAACTCGCCGATATAACTTACGTCGCGATACTCCGCGCCCAGAAACTCATCATAACACACCCAACACGCGCCGCAAAATCCATCATCAAGCCATGAACAAATCCCATACTCAACACATCTAAGCGGGTCAATGTCGTAGATTTCTATTGCGTTAGGGGTGTCCTGGCATTTATTGAGCGCAGCGATAACCGCTTCCTTCGCGCACCCTCGCACCACATCCATCAAAGCATATCCACTGGACATCAACCAATCCAGTTGGTATAACTCGTAAATGTGCCGACGAACATCGTTAATTGTAAAGTCCATTTTTATTTCCTCCATTCAATAACATCAACAACTAATCTGATGTATTTATTATATAACATTTTGATAAACCAAAAGAGAAAAACAGCAAAACCAAATCATGTTTTTTACGCAGAACAAAACAGCACGAAAAGACAGTTCTTTGTAAGAAACACACCATTTCTAAAAATCAAAAACAATTCTCCCTATGTGTTCTGTCCATCACGCAAATAAAAATCAAAAGAAAAACCACGCTGAAATATTCAACGTGGTTTTTGAAAAACTGCGGCAGATCTTAATCATTCATCACAAATCGCCGCTCAATCTCTACTCTAGCAGCACATGGAATGAGGTTGGGATCACCATCTCCAAGATAGTTGATATCATTTTCCTCATTTTCGATGTCATCAAGTTCCTCCCCCATCACAATGAGCTGATACGGCTTTTCTTCCCCATTGTCATAATGGGGGATAAACGCTCCCCGCTCGTACTCATTATCAAGACTTTCAAGAATCTCACGCAGGTAGTTATAGTCCTCGCGCAACATGGTGAGAGCAACCTCGCAACGATAACCGTAACTCCAAAAGCGAACAAAGCGAACCTTGTCAAATTTGAAGATTATCTTTAGGTTTTTCAACCAAGGTCATACGGCTAACCTAATCCATCCTGAATCAATCCGCTTCGACACATAGCCACAAAACAGATATTGTTTTCAAGACTTCTAAGAGTTCGTCGCCGTAAAGGGAGATGCGGAAACTGTCTTGCGTTCGCTACATCTTTATACAGCGAGATCGAATTAGGCGGCGGTATTTACATGGTCGTAAAACCCTTGTCCACGGCGGGCGATGACATAACTTGCTCCTGTGTGAACGTTTAACTTCATGAGATTGCAATACTTGTGAGATGCAATCCAACTTGTCCATGCAGGATTGACTTTGATGAGATTTATATAATTTCGATAACAACAGTTGTCAACGATAGATACAAACTTCGCATACGCAAGGGAATGTAACATGTGGTTGTACTTTCTTCCACGTTTTCCTTGCTTTGCAATGGTTTTTGCTTTCGTCGACCAAAAGTCCAATCCTTCGACGACAATATCTTTTCCTGTTTCCAACGCCAAATTCTTTACTTTTGACGCGATCTGTTCCAAGTCGGTTCGCTTCTTTTGGTTTTGTCCAAACCGATAATAAAGTTTATCCGTTTGGATTAAATGTCCATATTCATTGGTTTCGGAAAGTGTCACAAATCCTTTGTTGAAGTCTAATCCAATCACACCATTGTTTTTCCTTGTTAGAATTTCTTCACTTTTGACTTCCATCTCAAACGTGCAGTGGAGGAAGTATCGTCCGTTTTTTCGAATTACTTTATAGGAAAGCGGAGAGGAATGTGTCTTCAGAATTTCGATAATCTTGTTTTTGTAATACGAGAAATGACATTTTCCATAGACATATTTGTCTTTGGATTTTTTATGTCCTCCCCAATCCTTTCTCAGTTGGATTTGGAACTGGTTGACTCGATTATTATAAGTTAGTTGGAAAAGATTGTTACAAGCGCTCTCAGTTTTACATCCAACAAAAGAAAGCTGACTGTCTCGTTGAGCGATAAACGCTTTTTTGTCTTTCTTTAGAAGAACTTTCGTTCCAAAACAAACCTTGAATTTATTCGTTTCGATTTGATACCCAAGATAACCGACCTTTTGATTCCATTTATTGAGGTCTTTTTTCATCCGAACAAGCTGTCTCTTCATATTTTGATAACTTCGGAGTGAAACACGCTTCCCCTGTCGTAGAAGTGCCTTTTTCTCTTCCAACGTTCCTTCGAGTTTTTCGATCTTCTTCTCCATTGCTGGAATTTTTCGTTCCCATTTCTTCTTTTCCGTTTTCTTTAGTTCTTTAACAGAATTAAATGTCATCTGTGCGTCGGAAATAACGGAATTAGCGGTTCGTTTCAACACATCGTATTTCATTTGTAGGAACGTATTGTGTTCGGACTTATCAAAACAGTTACTGTTCTTGATTTTGTGGAAGGTTTCCCGCTTCGCTTTTCCGTAATCGGCGAAACACAGATCCAAATATGCGATGAGTTTCATGTTCTGAGACTTTCGCAGTTCTGTCACGACGGTAAATTTTCGTTTCATGATTTTACTCCAATATTTCGTTGGAAAGCTTTGTTGAATAATGTTCAATAAACATTTGTTCCAACTCTTCTTCACCAACGAGTTGTTGCAGGTCTTCAAAGGAATAGGTTTTATTCTGCCTCTTTTTGTTTCGCTTTTCTTTGGAACGAAGTCCGTAAAGCTTTCCTGAGAACGAAGCAATGAGCGACATCATATCACTCACCAACTCTTTTTCAACAGAAGTCTCTTTTTCGGTTGGATTGATTGCAATGATTTCAACGTGTTTTACTGCAAAAACAGATTCAAGATAATGAAAGCCGAATCGTGTCAACCGATCTTTATAAGTAACAAAGACTCGGTTCACCTCATCGTTCATCACCATTTGGATGAGTTTTTGAAACTTCTTCCGTTTGTCATTGAGTCCCGAACCAACTTCGGATAACACCAATACATTTTGAAGGTTTGGGACAGAATCAATTAAAAACCGAACTTGACGATCCAAGTCGCCATGAGATTTTTGGTCATGACTGGAGACACGAGCATAAATCACATCGCGTTTTTGAGAGGAATCGTCTTCGAGATACAATCCTTGCCGATCAAGAATCTTAATCAACACTTCCTTGGTCATAAAACGACGATCTGTCCCAACAGTACGTTGAAACAAACCTTCTTTTTTATCCCATTCCCTCAGTGTTTTTGTCGAAACGCCAACCATTTTTGCAACGTCTTTTGGCTTATAAATATCTTTGGTCAATTCACTTTCTCGAACCAATGGGATTCACCTCTTTCTTAATTAACGATATTTTACTACAAATTTCGAGTTTTGTCAACAGAAAAACGTATACGATTTGTTTTATCGTATACGTTTGTTTAATCTTTTTCCAGCAGTTGATTACCCGTCATTCCGACATTTTTCTTTATTTTCCGAATGCGCGGTTTATTGTAGACGCGAAGAGTTCGTCAACGTGGCAGCATCTCAAAATGGAAACAATATCTTCTTTGCTTTACGCCAAAATTTACTACTTAAAGACTCATAGCCAAGGTCAAACAATAACTCTTTAATTCTCTTTGGTTCATCTAAAATGCCATTACACACTATCAGCAACTTAATGGCATCTTCTTTGTTATCTGAGAAGATTATATCCTTGATCCCTTTAACGAATATCTTTTGAAGAGTCTTATTGTACTTCTTCTCAGTGCTCTCATACTGCTCCAAGAAGGCTTTTATCTGTGCGTCTTTTTCGCCCTCTGAAATTTTCTTGCTACGAAACTCATAGCCGATATGATACAACTTGTCAGCGTAGTTTGCGAACTCGTTTTCAAGTGCCCAAACTGCGCGATGTAACTCTGTTCTGTCTGACTCAATGCGCTGAAACGATTCCACTTTATTCACATCCCTATTTTTTTGTTCTAAATATCTATTTTATAACCAAAACAAAAAAACGCCGCTGGAAAGATAACAACCTATCAGTTCCAACAGCGCTCTTTTTTTGCGTTTATCCAACAACCTGCAACAACGTGTGCGCGATTGCGTTCATCTTGGTGCGCTCATTGCCAACCATACAGAGCCTTGTACCAATCATCGTGGCGATAAAATCAACACCGTATTTGTTCGCAATGGTCTCCATATCTCTATGGAGCGCATCGAACATTGCTTCCTTTTCAGCTTCTTTGTTGAGCCTGTCAGCAAAGGTCTGTGCATCTTCCATGCTCCTGAATGTAACAACCGCCTTAGTGTCATGGTCGCGATAATATGCGATGTTAGAAGGGTCTGACACATCCTTCTTGTCGTCAATACTGCAACCAATGTGCCAACGAGTTGCGCCCTCGTTGATGTTTGAAATTCCGATAACATGCCACTTTTTTGCCATAGTGTGCATCCTCCTTGTTTGTTTACAATCTAACTGTTTTCGCTTTCTTTCACGCATTGACAATGAGTAAAATTGGTAGTCTTTTGTGTCTTGTCCTTATCCTTACGCAACCCAAATATATATTCAATTGTATCAACATGCATGCATAGCCACGCGGCATAAAACGTAGGTGCGAATAAAAACATCTTTCTAAGTTTATCTACACGAGGATGTTCTATAAACGAACAATTAGAAACAATAAACAAACAAATAAGAAAAACTAATAAAAAAACATTCTCCGATACATAACACTTTTTACTTAACGCATCGTTATATCCTTTTTCTTTTCTTAGTATAAAAAAATAAAAACCATTGATAATTGCGAAACATGCGAGTAGAGTCACTGTTGTCTCTAAAATTGGAAAAGAGATTTCAACAATTCCAAACGCAGAACAACCAATGTAAAAGAAAACAGATCCTAGGATAACATGAGAGATCGTGTAAAGATGAGAAATTGCCTTTTTCGACATTTTAATCTTCCTTTCGTCTAACAAACAAAATAAAACAGTAGTCTGCATTTAACAAAGTTAATATACCACAATTCCACGAACCATGTCTTGAAAAAATAAAAAGCGCTGTTTGAGTGCACCAAACGCGAAATCTTGGTAGAATCGTTTTAGAATGCTCGCAATAAAACCAATAAAAACAACAAAGGAGCAACAATATTTTAAATGAGAAATAAATCAAATCGAGAACAAAATTATAACATCAAGGATGCGGCGCAACTTCTTGGCGTATCAACAGCAACAGTGCGAAATTGGATTCGCCTTGGCAATCTATATCCTGACGCATCGGATAAACAATTCAGCGGCGCATATTTGAAATCTTTCACCTCCTCATTGTGCGCACAAGACAGTGCTAAACTGAAATCTCGTCGGAATAAAACTTATATCTCACATCAAAGTATCTACAAAGATTACATCAAAACAGCGCACAATCAGCACTTAGTGGAAACATTATTGTCACTTGACCTAATCAAAACAGAAGCTGATATGCGCGTAATTCTGGCGAATTTTGCATTGCAACTTTATTGTAAGAGCAGAAACATCTCTTACAAGGAAAACTCTGCTTTGTTGCACTATATGGCGAATACAAAGCAAGATGTGCCTTTTTTTGTTTTGGTGCAGGATTTGTTGAGCGGAATTGCAATCACGGATGTTCTGTTAAATCGCCTAAAACCTGCATTTGAATTGGATATTCAGTTTGTCCCGTTTGAGGATATTCTTGGCCTTTTCTATATCTCGTTGCGAAACATAGGAGAACGAAAAAAGACAGGTTCTTACTTTACACCCAACAGCGTCACAGATTTGCTCGTTGGCGCACTAAAAGAAAATGACATCAACCTAACAGAGCGCACATTCTTTGATCCATCGTGCGGTAGTGGGAATTTTTTATTGAAATTAATGCAGATAGGAGTTCCAGTAGAGCTACTATATGGTCAAGATATTGAGCCGATTAGTGTCTTTTTAGTGCGCATTAACATTGCTCTATTTACAAATAAAGAACTCTCTGTTGCTGATTTACGCGAACGAGTTGTTGTTGGTGACACATTATTGCAACCAATGAGCAATAAGTTTGATGTTATTCTAGGGAATCCTCCTTGGGGCGCTCAATGTAGCGATGAGGATGCTGTTGAGTATAAAAAGAAGTTTGTTTGCCCCAACGGAAACAAAATAGAAACAGCCTCGCTCTTTTTGGAACGGTCTTTAACACTCTTAAATCCAAAAGGAGTCGTTGTATTTATACTGCCAGAATCGCTCATTAGCGTGGCACAACATCGCGAAATTCGTGAGATTGTTAGTACATCAGCCTCTATAATGTTTTTATATCGCCTTGGAGATGCGTTTGATGGAGTGCAGTGTCCGTCGGTAGTTCTTGGGGTGCAACTATCCGATAAACCAACGACGATGTGTTGCAAAGTCTTTGAACCTTACAAGAAAGCAGAAAAACCGATACCAATGAGCGAACATGTTGCCCTTGGTTATGACAAGAAAAAGCACGAAGACGGCAGATTCTTTACTATTCGCACTGAGCGCAACATTGATGCCGGTAACAACTGGACGGAATTGTATCTGACAGATAAAGAGCTTGTTTGTTTGCAATCCATCAACTCAACGGAGAATATCACATACCTAAAAAACAATGCTCATTTTGCACTTGGTATCGTAACAGGTGACAATGCCAAATTCTTGTCAAAAGAGAATCACGATGGTTACGAATTGATACTTAAAGGTGCTGATGTGCGTTGTTATGGTTTTGAAGAGAATTGGTATGTTAAATTTGATCTGGATAAATTCCAACAAGTTGCTCCAATGGAGCTTTATCGCGCGAAGGAGAAGTTAATTTATAGGTTTATCTCCAATACTCCTGTATTTGCATACGATAATCAACAAGCTTTGACGCTCAACAGTTGCAATATTGTGATTCCAAATATCGCAGGATTGTGCATGAAGTATATCTTAGCAGTGCTCAATTCGAGCGTTGTTGCGTGGTTTGTAAAGAAAAAGTTCAATTCAGTTAAGTTACTGAAATCCCACATCGAACAAATTCCTATCCCAATGGCAACAATAGAGCAACAGGAAAGAATTGTTGAGTTGGTTGATTCGTTGATGAGCGAGCGAGATAAGAGCAAAAAAGAAGCTATTTATTGGCAGTTGGATGAGCTTATTTTTGGGTTATTTGAACTGAGTGAAGAAAATAAAGAATTAATTCAGTTAAGCCTAAAAAACAAGAATTGATGTTGTAGATAAAAACAAAAGAAAATAAAAAGACCTTAGTGTTAACGCGCCCAAGATGCTCTCGGACGAGACTGCGTGCTTATACGAGCAACATAAAAACGATAAAAAGAACCACTTGTTGCCGATTGTGGCAATGTGGTTCTTTTTTGTTACATTTTTATTCAAAACATTCTTTCTAATCAATTAACTCTATTTATTTGTGATGCCTTCGTTTTTTAATCTCCAAGAATTAAACTCCGCATATTTCTCGTCCCAAACCTTACCTTTTCCATTCTCTTTTCTTAGGTTTTCATAATATTTTCTTCTTTCTTGATCAATATCGCGATCTATCTCATATGTATCACAAGCGCTTTCTGTAAAAAAGTTGTTTATAAAAGGATATTCTTCCTTTTTCGACCAAAAGAAACATAGGACACTAAATACAATAAGAGAGCAAACTATAGCGAAAATCTCATCTTCCCATTTTTTAATCGTTTTAATCAAATATTCCATCTTCTTTCTTTGTTTCTTCGAGCGGAATTACTTTGCTCTTCCTGCCATCCATTGTAATACTAATTTGTCCTCTTTACTGAAAAAGATCAAAAACAAAAAACAGAGAGCTATTAAATCGTAACATCTCTGCTTTTGTTTTGCTGTTCCATTCTCTCTCAATCAAAACTCATTCCATCGCTCTGTCAACGCACTCACGACCTACGGCTATAAAGTTTAATAGTTAATTGCAATAGCAAATCGGACAGTCTCCCAAAAAAAATTTCAAGCAGCAGAAGCAATGTGGTCAAGTTGTTCTTGAAACAGCTCTTCCGAAGTGCGGTATCCTAATATTTTCCTCGGCAGGTTGTTGATCCAATCCTCGGTTTTCTGCACAGTATAGTCAGATACGGTGGCAATGTCCTTACCTTTAGGGATGAAGCGTCTCACCAAAGAGTTCTGCTTCTCATTGGTTCCCCGTTCCCCAGATGAATACGGATGGGCGAAGTAGACGCAGCCTTCTTTGAACGCATCTGCAAGACTGTTGAACTCACTGCCGTTATCGCTGGTAATGCCCCTGAATACCTTGGCGAAGTTGTTGCCATACGTTTGGCGCAGAAGATTCAGCCCAGCTGCTACGCCAGCTTTTGTCTTGCTGGGAATCTTTATGATTTGGCGACGGCGAGTCATTCGCTCATCTGCGGAAGCTATCGTTAAAATTCGCATGAACGATGATGCGGTGCGTGAGTGGATTCTTTTGCGTGGTGGGAGGTTTGATGCGGAAGGTGTGTTTTTATGTGTTGGTGTATCTGAGGAAAAATAGTTTTTGAAAGAGTTCTCGTTGCGGAACTCTTTTTTGTTTGTAAAAAAAAGAAAAACCCGCCGAAGCGGGTAAGTTAATTAATAGGGAATTTTGTTCAACTCCCATTCATCTCCAATCATTTTAGCGGTTGAAGATGCCTGCGGATGCCATTTCTTCCATAGAGGAATGTTTTTGTTAACTTCCTCAACGAAATTGAGCAGTAGCACTCGAATGAGTTTTCGGAATTGAAGATGGACAAGTACATTATCCATTGGATCGAATTCACAATCCACATAATCGAAAACCATTCCTTTCGAATAGCTCAGATCAATGTGAATCGGGGATATTTTTCCCAGCCACATCTTTCCAATTGCATATTCGCAAAACTCGCGGCACTTCCCGGCGTTTTCGATGTAAACCTCGACCTGCTCCAGTTTGGAGAGGTCTTCTGAAAACGTCAGGTAAAGCTTCCCGCCCACAAAGGGAGAAATTTTAGTAGCGTAACTACAAATTTTCTCTTTTAATTCTGACATTTTAAATTCCTCCTATAACCCGCCCTTTCTAGGCGGGCACAAATAAACAACCATGCCTTTATTATACTAAACCCTGCTTACATTTCAAGTTAAATCAAACACAAATTTTCTCGTTCGTAAAAATCCCATCAAAAAAAATAAAAAATCCCCACAAAATCTCAAAAACCTGTTGCAAAACAAAATCTCTTATGCTATAATTCAAAATGTCGTTGGACGCCACACTAATAGCGCGTTGCCAAATAAGCAAAAAACCGCGATAGGTCGAGTCGCTTTGGCGGTGCAATCGCCCATTTAGGGGCTCAGTGCAATCCTCCTTCTCAGAGGAAAATCGGTTGTCCATCAACACATAAGGCAAAACAGAGTTCCTTTTTAAAAAAATCTTTGAAAACAAAGTAGCGCCATCCTACGGTTCGCCGTTGGGTGGAAGCTACAACTTCTACTCTGCGCCGCAAAAGTTCTTTGGCAAAAAAGACTTCCTTTTTAACTAAGAATTTTAATAAAGCTTGCTTAGTCTTCGCCATGGAAATCTTTTGGAATTGTTGCGGTCACAAACACTCTTTGTGATCGTTTTTTATTTTGTTTTGTTTAATGAATTTTGTTTACGAAAGGGTATGGTAAATCATGGGACGTTCTATCGCTACAAATTTTGACATCGCTGTTGCAAAACTCTTCAAGGGTGTTGCTCCTACAAAAAAGACGCAGAAGCCGTTTGAGAAAGGTCAAGCTCAGGCGCTCCGTCATGGTATTTATATCACGGACGAGGCGGTTCCCTTTATTTCGCCTACTGTTGTTGATGCTGTAGTTGAGGCGTTTGGCTACGATCTCATAAAGCTCAATAAGGGTGGACTGCATAAGTCTTTCAAGGCTGTTGACAATATGTCTGTGGAGGAAATGTTTATTCATCAGACACTCCACTACATGAGTGTTTTCATGCAGACGGACAGTGAGTGGTCTACAAATTCTGTAAACTCTTCGCTTGTTTACATTCCATCTGAAAAGCTTGATTTGCCAAAGGGAGAACCTGTTTCGCTTACGGTTATTTCCGTCCTCTCCGACATGGAGATTATTACCCGCGCGAAAAAACTCATGAGTTCTGGCATGGCGCTCACGAAGGAGACACAGGAGCATCTTCTCGCTATTGTGCGCCGTTATGAGAAGGAGTTCTCTCTTGATGACACGAACAACAAAGAGTTCCGTGTGCGCCTTATGGACACCTTTGGGATGATGCCGAAGCGAGCAGGGGAGTTCCTGCGTTATTTGATTTATAAAAAAACAGGCAACACCCTCATGATGAATACGCGTGACACGATTGGTGCCGTCCGTGCAAACGAGAGCTGGAACTCCGAGACGGCATTTAAGTCCTTTATTCGTCAGAACGGTGTAGAGGCGATTGCAGAGCAATTCAATCGCTTCAAGGATTTTTGGCTTGCATTCAAGAAAGATGGCAAGTTTGTTTCGCGTGTCATCAACAAGGCGCGTAAGCTATCGGTTACGCTGAATAAGCCAATGGTAGTCGGTGTGCTTGACCGTATTGGCGACAAGGACATTACTCTTGATGAGGTCAAGAAAGAGCTGAAAAAGGTCTCTCTCTTTAAGAAGGTGTCTGTCGCAAATTCTATGCTTCGTCGTGCAGAAAACCCCACCGCAAGCATGTTTACCGTGCGAAATGGGCGCAGTTTTGCGCGAGCAGAGGAGAACACGACGGAGTTTATGACTCGGGAACGTTCCGCTATCCTGAACGAAATCATTGGCAGCATCGTTGAGGAGATCCGTCCCGCAGTACAGGGGAAGAAGATCTATATTCCTGATGATGTGGACTATGCGTTCCCAACATCTGAAAAGATGTTTGTTGGAAATGTTCCGTTTATGTCTACGCTGAGTCTGGATAAGAACGCTATTATTGGCGTGCATTGGGAGAACCTTCCGAAGAATAAGTACATTGACGACGGTCGTGTTGATCTTGATCTCCATTATGTCTCTGCGAACAACCATGTCGGCTGGTGCAGCGCCTTTGGTGCACGTTTGAACAAGGACATGGACAGCCTTGAAAAGTCAAGGATCCTTCATTCTGGTGATATGGTGGATGCACCTCCCCCGAATGGTGCAACAGAAGCAATCTATGTCCCAGAGGAGGTTAATGATGACTTTGCGTGTATCAACCTCAACATGTACACTTATTTTGAGGAGCATGTTCCGTTCACCCTCTTTGCTGGGAAAGCAGATCGTGAGCATCTGACGCGCGATTACCTTGTTGGTGCACACAACATCTGCGTCAATATCAACGGTCTTGAGATGGTTTCCTCGCAAGAGTCCATCGGTTTCCTCGAAAGCTCCGAAGATGGAAAGAAGCTCCATTTCTTCAAGTCTTCCTCTGGTACATCCATTGTTTCCTCCTACAACGAGCACTCCAAGAACATGATTGAGGCAGTTAAGTCTATGCTTCGCACGCGCCTCTCTCTGAAAAAAGTTCTTGCATTTGCTGGTGCGGTGTTCACTTTGGATGAGAGTGTGGAGGATGATGTGTGGGATATTGACCTTTCTCTGGATAAGCTGACTAAGGATTCGTTCTCTTTCTTAACTACGGTTGAGGTGGAGAACGAATCTAAGGATGAGCCAAAGGAAATGATTTGATGTGTTAGGTTTTGGACATGGAAGAAAAGACGGGATCAATCCACGCCTTTGGAAATTGCGTGAAAATCCTCTCCACAATCGTCGAATTCTGCTATTTTTCCGTAATAAACCCCAGTGCGTGCGAATCGTGCTGGGGTTTTGTGTTGGAAAAAAGAATAAAAAATATTTGGTTCATTGTAAAATGAAATCGGACACATAAAAAAGTAGAACATACAGAATCAATCTGGTAAAATATCTTTGCCCAAACACCACCAGGAGGTTCTGTATGTCCCACACTCATTCTACCACAAAACGCCGTACATTCAAACACCTAACCGCCTATCAGCGCGGGCAGATCGAAGCGATGCTGCGTCTTGGTGTACCCAAAGTGAAAATCGCCAAAGACCTTGGCATCGCCCGCTCCACTCTGTACGCTGAAATAAAGCGCGGCACGGTAACGCAGAAGCGATCCGATTGGACGTACTACGAGCAGTATTTTGCACAGTCCGGACAGATCCGCTATGAGCGCAATCGTGAGAAATCCGGAAAACCGTCCAAATTTAACGCAGCACAGGACTTCATCCGGTATGTAGAAAACGCCATTCTCAAAGACAAGCACTCTCCTGATGCGATCTGTGGGCGTGCCAAGCGTATGAATCTGT